TGCTGCGACGGTTCACGCGACGGGTGATGCGTGCGATCATGGGGCGACCATGAACCGCCGCGGCTTCCTATCCGGCCTCCTCTCCGCAGCCGTCGCCGCAGCAGCGCGCATCTACCCGGCGAGCTTGCCGGTGCTGCCGAAGGTAGGTCCGCTGCCGGTCATCACCTACGGGGCGACCAGCGGCGACACGACTTACCTCGTCAGCTACTTCAACCCGCCCATCTTCATAGACCCGGAAGTGGACAGGGCTGGAGCGGAAGCCGCGATGGAGCGGATGCGGGCTAGCTACCAAGCCCGCTGGCACGTCGGCTAGGACTTCACCATCGACTGCGGCAGCCCAACGCGCTGCGTCGCAGGACCGCGCACCTTGCGGACGATCATCGGACCACCGATCAGAGCCAGCGCAGCGTTGAGACCGACGATACCCAGCGTCTCCCAGTCGATCGGCTGGTCCTGCTCCAGCGCCTCCAACGCGGCATCCCGCTGGGCAGCAGTCATGTTGCCGGCGTCGTACTCGCTCTGGATGGTCTGCCGCAGGCTCGCCTTCTGCTCAGGCGAGAACACGCTGCACCCCGGCAGGACCGCGACCAAGCCGCAGAGCAGGTAGGTGGGAAGGCGACAGGGCTTCTTGGGCTTCTTCTTCTTCATGGGTGGTTGTCCTGAACGGACCGGTAGAAGATGGACTCGTAGCCGTCACGGCACTTATGGCTACAGAAGTAGCTGGTCTCGACCGCGCGGTTCACACCGCAGAAGGCGCAAGGGATGTGGATGGCACCCCACTTATCGCGCCAGTCCGAAGCACGCTGCCACAGGCGCTCGGCGTACTTCATGTCCATGAGCATCGCTGGCTCTTCGGTCGTGGTCATGGCTAGCTGTTCTTGAACGCCGCAACCGCGGCATCGTGACGGGCCTTCCAAGCATCCGTGCTCTCGTCGGGAAGGCGAACGGTCGAGATCGTGACCGTCGCACCATCGGCACGGGTCACAGGCTGGGTGATCGTCTGCATGGTCTGTTCGATCCTCTGCATCAGGAACTTGATGCTGCGGTCAAGCTCGTGGAGCCGGAACGCAGCGAACCCACACACGCCGCACAGCAAAGCCAACATCAGGACGATAGCCAACTGCGCAGCGTTCTCTCGCATAGGCGGTCACTTCTTCATGGCGGACATCGCCGCCTCCAAGATCGTAACACGCTTCTCGATGCCAACCACCAGCGTCTCCAAGACAGCATGCGCGCGACCATCCCTGATGGCTTGGTCGGCAAGCCGGTCCACCGAGATCCGCACGTCCTTCATGGTCTCCCCCAGCGAGATCACACTGGCTTGCAGCGCCGTCATGTAAGCGGCACCGCCAGCCACCGACACAAGCAGGGACGCCAAGATGCTGATGGTGACCCCGGTGTTGAGGTCGATCTTCCTGAACTTGGGGTTGTCGGTGGAGGTCATGGGTATCTCACTTGGCCCAGTCGGCCATGGCGTCGAGGAGGTTGTCGTAAGCCCGCAACTGGCTGAATGCGTCAGGACCAACGCGGTTGATGAGGCTGTTCAGAAGCTCAGGCTTCTCCGCGTAGCGAGCCACCGTCCGCTTGCCGCGAAGGTTCTCAGCCACTCGGTCCCAGCCTTCCGCCTGCGCCGCAGCCATCAGGGCTTGCGCGATCTCAGGGTCGCCCGGCAACCGACCTTCCTTGACCAAGAGCGCGACGCGCTTCATGGAGTCGAGGAACGGGGTCAGGTCGGTGACCGTGCTGGAGCCAGGGTCGTTCTCCGACTTCCACGAGTAGTAGGACCGCAGCGCCTGGGTCAGTTCCGCGTCTTCGGTGATCGCCACCGACCCGAGCAGCGGCGTGTTGTTCGCCACCGCCTTGATTAGCGGCGACTGGTTGATGAGGAACTGGCTGAACTTCTCGGTGGTCGTCAACCCCGCATAGCGGTTGTCGGTCTTCGCCCCGGCAGCCAGCCCGAAGGAGTCCACGAACTCATTGAGGTCGCGGATAACCGACAGCGGAGCCACCTGCCGCGCCACGAAGTCAGCCATGGTCTGGCGGTCGTCGTCGGTCGCTTCGATCAACGTGGACCCCACGATCCAGTTGGCGTTGGCGCTGGCGAGGAAGTCCTGCGCGAACTCATCGGGATCCTCCATCGCCTTCAAGTAAAGGTCGTAGACCCCAGCCGTGCCGTTGCGCAGGAGCGTGCCAAGAGTCAGTAGCGCCGTGGTCTGCACCCCGATCATCGCCGCCAGCTTCGCGGCGTGGAGCTTGCCTTCCTTGCCACCGCTCTCGCGGATGATGTTGGCAGCCGTGCGGATCTGATTCCAGCGACGGGTGGCGTAGCCTTGGAAGGCGATCAGGTTCTTGAACACCCGACCATGCTCGAACATGGTCTTCTCCGCCCCGCGCCGCGTGGTCCCGCCCGTCAGCCAGCCGGGGATCATCGTCGCCGCGTCGTCGTACAACTCGGGCGCAGCCTTGCCGCTCGCCATCAACTCGACCTCGGCACGGTCGAAGCCAAGCTGGCGCAGGAAGGCACGGTCGCTGCTCGAAGCCTTGCCGCTCTTGAGGTCGGCGACGAGATCCTTCGCCCCCACCGCCAGCGCCATCTCCACGAACTCCTGCGTGAAGTGCGCGCCGGTGATGCGACCGGAGACGTCCCCGAACAACTTGGCGGCCGACTCGTAGCGAGCGAGCATGTCGCCCGTCCCGATGTCGGTAGCGAGCACGTCGCGGGTGATGAGCCCTTCGCTCTGCAACTGGTTCAGGAACTGCTCGCGGGTCGCCCCATTCGTCAGCGCCCGTAGGGACTTGCCGATCGCCCCGAGCATGCGCTTGCCACCGAGCGCCGCCATGGCACCGCCACCGATCAACTCCGTGACGTTCGCGGCAGCTTGCATCTGCAAGCGCAGTGACCGCCACACGCTCATCGCCACCATCCCAGCACGACCGATGCGGTCCAGCGGGCTGTTGACGTCCACCACCGGCGGGTGCGTCGGCAGGTTGTTGAGCGCGCGGATCATGTCGATCGACCGCTTGGCAGCCTGCGTCCCGTGCTTCTTCAAGGTGTCCATCACGACACCGTGGGCAGTCAGCGGCAACTGACCGGGGAACTGCGCGGCGACCTCTTGGACCTCCGCGTCCGTAGCCTGCCGTCCCTGCCCGAACTCGGAGATGAAGGCAGAACGGTCCGCCGACATGCGAGCCAGCCGCTGGGCATGGAAGGCAGGGCGCGTCTCAAGGATCTGCACCCAGCGACCGTCCACCGAGATGTGGTCGGGGAGCACCTTGACGACACGGCTGTGCTCGAAGGCTCCGCGCTTGGTCAGCGCCCGAGGCATCAGTTCCGCCACCCGTCGCCCGGCTTCCGCGAGGTCGATGCCGTTCAGCTTTGCGACCTCACGGACGAAGGCGTCGTATGCCCTGCCGCTGCGGTTGAGGACGATGTCGAGGCCAGCTTCCGTGTAGCTGCGAGGCAGGCGGCGCGTCTCCTTGTCCGCCTTGATCGGCTCGAAGACCCCGGGAGCGGTCTCCATGGTCGCCCCGACCTTCTCGTACATCTCCATCGACCGGTAGCGGACCTCGTTCCACTGGTCCACGATCGCCTGTGCGTCGCCGCTGACCTGTAGCTCGGAGCCACGACCGGCAGCGATCACCTTCTCGCGAATCAGGTCGTCCATCAGGGCGTGCCCGACCTCGACCTTGCTGCCGTCCGTCAACTGGATGAAGCGGTGCAGTTCGCGCAGCGCCTTGCGGTTGCCGCGCACGGAACGGAGCAGCGTGTTGACCGTCTCCGCGACCTTGCCGTAGGTCTTCTTGGCTTCCGAGACCACACGCCGCCCTTGCTTGGCGACCTCGACCGCACCTGCTTCGCGCGTCCGGTCGATCAGGCTCGGTAGCATCGGGTCCGTGACCAACTGCTTGACCGCCGGAAGGGCGATCTCGGCGAGCTTGGCGATGGCGATGCCGGTGGGGTCACCGCCATACAGCAGAGTCGGTCCGCCCTCGTCGATCGCGCGGTCCATGGCGAGCTTGTCGATAGACGCCTGTTCCGCCGCCCGCAACTCCTCGGACGCGCGGACCTCACGAGCCGGCTTGATCGGGGCGTCCTGCACCCCGAACGCCTTGACCATCTTGCGGATGACCGGATCCAACGCCTGCGCCTTCTCGCGAGTGGTCTTGCGAGCCTGCTGGCTGACCTTGCCGGCTTCCTCCGCACTGAGCTTCACCTTGCCTGGCTGCGTCTGCGCCGCCACGGTCTCAGGGCTCAGGACTTCCCCGAGCACGGCAGCCTCCTGCTCGGTCACGTCGAACTCGGCTTCGCCCTTCGCCTGCGCCAGCCGCTGTGAGTCCTCGATGCGCGCGTCCTGCTCCTGCGTGTCCGCGACGTTCAGTTCGTCCTGCAAGTCCTCGACGGCGTGGAGCGGATCCTTGTGCGTCGCGATCTTCGCCACCTGGAGGATCGCCGCACGCAGGCGCGGGCTGCTGTTCCCCGCCACCAACCCCAGCGACGCAGCCTCCGCGACCATGGACTGCACCAGCCCGCTGTTGATGGCGTCGGTGAGATCCTTGATGCCGGGATCCCGCTCGCCGCTCACGGACCGCAGCGAGTAGTCCAGCGCATCGAGCACATCCGCGACCGGCTTCGACTGCTTGCCGAACTGCGACCGCATCGCGAGCAAGGCATCCGCCGCTTGGATCTGCGACGGGTCCACCGGCTCTGGTTCACGGGCGGGCTTGGCTTCGCCGACCTCCACCCACTTGTCCTTGGACGAGGCGTCCTTCTCCCAGATCCGCCCAGCCCGCACCTGCCGCAGCTTGCTCGGTTTGCTCGGATCCACGCTCCGCTGCGCGTAGATGCCGGGTGCCCACTCCTCGCCGGGGAGCATCCACTTGCTGACCAGCGCATCGAGCACGGACACCTGCTCCACGAACTGGAAGAACTCGTTGGCCTTGAGCTTGGTCTGCCCCAGCCCCAGCGCCTTCGCCAACCGGTCGCTGTACTCGACCGTTCCGTCCGGGTTAACCTTGAAGGTCAGCGGCGTGTCGCCCAGCGAGAACTCGCGGTAGCTCGGCTTCTCCGCAGGCTTTGGCTCGGGAGCGTCACCGCGCATCCCCGCCATCGGATCTTCGACAGTGGGACGCGATCCCTGCGGCTTGTCGCCTTCGACCAGATCCACGAGGGTCGGCTCGTCCGCCTTGACCTCTTCCAGCCCGAGCCGCCACAGGTCACCCGTGGTTGGGGCGTTGTCGCCACCAGCCCAGCCTTCGTAGGCGGCAGCGTCATCCACCCGACCTTGGCTCGCCTGCGTCGGGGCATCCGACCGCATGGGTTCAGGAGCCGGTCCTTCCTGCGGGCGACCGAGACCTTCCCCGTAGGGCTCAGGCTGGGACGGCTTCGCCCCTGCCGGTGCTTCCACGGCGTCCGCGGTCTGCACCTGCCCTGCTTGGTAAGCGGTCTCCTGCCGCAGATCGTTCGGGATGAAGTCGGAAGTCGGACGGGCTCGGTTCCACGTCAGGAAGTCGCCGGGTGCGGAGCCCTTCCACTTGTCCACATTGAAGCGGAGCACCGCCATGCCAAGCGAGTTCGCCATCGTCTTCTGCGCGAACCGCACCGCCGCCTCGCCCCACTTGCCATCCGCGATCAGGTCGCCTTCCTCAGCCAAGAACTCATGGTCGAGGAGGTTGAGCGCGCCACCTTCCACCAGGAAGCCACCAGCCTTGGCGACGTACTCCTGGTAGCTCATCGCCCTGCCCGGTGCCCCGCTCGCCAGCCACGCATGGACCACGCGCTGGGCGAACTCCTGCGGGGCTTCCTCGGGCATCGGCTTGCGGATGCCGCTCTCCTGCGCCCACTTGGCGATGGCGTCCATCTCCGCCTGCGCCTTGGGATCCCGCACCGCACGCGCGAGCGCCCGGTTCACGACGCCGACCACGCCCTCGAAGGCGGCACTGGTCAGTGTGGTGTAGGCCGCCGTCACCGCACGATCACCCAGCCGCTCCCCGATGCCGCTGGTCTCACCAGCCGACGACTGGCGGATGCCTTCCACGACGCCCTGACCGAGAGCGCGGGACAGGATGCCGCGAGCCGTCTGGTTCTTGACGACCGTTTCGAGTCCCTTCTCCAGCTTCTGGGCAGCCTTGCCGTAGATCCACGCAGCCGGGAGCTTGTTGAGCGCCGACGTGCCGCCTGTCCCGAACGAGCCGAGGATGAACCCGGCCAAGTCGGAACCGCCAGCCGCGATGTCGCCAACGAACTCGCCCGTCTCTCCGAACTGCGCGCCCGTGGTGTCGGACAGGGCGCGGTTCATCGCCGCCATGCCCTGCCCCTGCGTCTTCTCGGTAGCCCAGTCGCGCAGGTTGAAGCGGATCGGCTGGTTGCGGAACAGGTTGACCGCCCCAAGCCCGACGTCGATCACGCCACCTTGGACGATGCCTTCGCCGGCACGACCGAGCATGTTGATGCCGTCGTAGAGCGACGCACGGATGGGGTTCTCTTCGCGAAGCTGGCGAGCGCCTTCCGCGAGGTTCGCCTGATGCAGACGGCGGGTGTATTCGGTGCCAGCCCCGACCGCCCCGCGCAGGCTGCTACTCGCCTTCTCTTGGTCGAGGTCGTCGGGCGAAAGCGGTGGCAGCGTGCGGACGTCGAAACCGGTCATTAGCGCCTCTGAGCGGGTGGTTCCTGAGCCTGCTTGGTGCCCAGCGACTTGCCGTGCTCGCTGATGAACCGGGACAGCGGACTGTTCTTGTCGGCGAGCAGGCGACGCACGGCGCTCGCAGCGGTCCGCTCGGCAGCCTCCTGCTCCAGACCGTTGCGCAGCGCCTCGGTCCGATAGAAGTCCATGGCGTTCTTGATCGCCGGGATCGCGGTCTCCATCTCGGCACCGACCGCACCCGCAGACGCAGCGAGGTCCATGGCGTCGGGGACGTCGCTCGCGGAACCGGGCTGGTAGCGTTCGCCGGCAGGCTGTGCCATCCCGGTCGCTCCACCGGTGCCGCCCAACAGCCGTTCGCGGATGGAATCCCGCATGCCCTCCAACTGCTTCACGCGCGAGGTCCGGGCCTTCTTCTGCTTCTCGTCCTCGCTCCCCATCGGGAACTGGAGCTTCTTCAACTCCTCCTCGATGGAGGCAAGCGCGTTCTTCAAGTCTCCATGCGTGTTCGAGGATCCGCGAGCCTGCGGGTTGTAGCCCTTGGGGCGGTAGCTGCGACCCCACTTGTTCACGCCGGACGGGTCAGGTTGCAGCGTGTACCACTGCCCCTTCTGCTCGTCGTAGTAGTCGTTGCCCTCGGTGCGCGACATGACGTAGCGGTCCCACTCGCGCATCTCCGCTCCCTTCTGGTACTCCTTGGAGAAGGCGAACTTGTCCTTCTGCAACTGGAACTCGGCCGCCTGCAACTGCAACTCCTGCCCGCGCAGACCCTGCATCTGCTGGGTGATCGCCATCTTCTGGACAAGCTCCTGCTTGCTCAGTTCGTGCTGTTGCAGCCGCAGCGTGTTCTCGGAGTCGCGCAACTGCATCTCCTGCGCGGCAGCCCGAGACTGCATGAACGCCTGTGCCCCGGTGGCGAGCCCGTGACCGATCGCCTGTCCGCTCTGCATCTCGGCTTCTCCTGCCGCCATGCGCGAACGCTGGATCTGCTCGTCGGAACGGAGCCCGTAGTCACCGATAGGCATGGCTAGACGATCCTGCTGTAGAGCGCGTCAGGGCGGGTCGCGCCGGGGATCTGACCGCTGATGTAGTCGAGGTTCATGTGCTGGCGATTGAGCCAGTCACGGTCCACGGTGCTCGCCGCGATCTGCAAAGAGGCGGACTGGAGCGGGGCCGCCTGCGCGACCTGTTGGGCACCTTGCGGAGCGCCCTCCGCACCGCCACCCATCCCACCGGGAGACTGCTGCCCGAGCATGGAGGGAGCACCTTCGGCTCCACCGGGCTGCTGGACACCCGCCTGCGCAGACCCAGCGCCTGAACGCGCCCCGCCGGCAGCCAGGGCATTGTCGCCAGCCCCGATGGGGTTGAAGCCAGCAGGCTGTGCGCCAGGGCTCCCCAGACCGGCTCCGAGCACCTGAGCGCCTGCCCCTGCCGCGCCAGCGCCACCGCCGCCCGCCAGCCCGCCAAGGATGGTCCCGGCTGCACCGAGCGCACCGCCAAGCATCGCCATCTGGCTTGCCTGCTTGGCTTCCTTGCGCGCCTGCCGCGACTCGGCATCCCGCTTCTCCGCAAAGAAGTCCGGTCGCTCCAGACTGTTGGCGATGTCGAGTTGCATCGCGCCCCGGTTCTGGAGCAGGTTCGCGGCAGCGCCAGCCGCGCCACCAGCCCGGTAGCCGCCGAGGGTAGACAGCGCCTGCTGATTGCTGCCCAGCGCGTCTTGGAAGTAGCGGTTCTTGGCTTCCAGGTACAACTGCTGGGAGCGCCAGTCGCCTTGGATCGCCTGCTCCGCGGTCGGGGCACGGCCACCCGGCATGAAGGTGTTGGGATCCCAGCCGCGGTTCAGGAACTCATCCTGCGCCGACAGCGTGCCCTGTAGCTGGTTCTGCCGCCGCTGACGCTGCTGGTCTCCATAGCGGTCGCCCGCAAGGGAGTTGGCGATCTCGGACCCGCCCAAGGTGGCAATACCCGCCGCAATACGACCCCATCTACCCATGTTCGTAGCTCACAACTTGACGAGTCTTGCGACCCAGTCGTAGACCGTGTTCCAGTTCTCTTGGAAGCGCCGCGCCTGCGCCTCGGGGTGGAGCGCGCCTAGCTCCACCGGCATCGTGTGGTTGACCTCGATGCCAAAGTCACACTGGCAGAGGTAGTGACCCAGCTTGTTCAGGTCGCGCCACTGCTTGTTGAAGTAGTAGAAGCTCTCCGCGACGAAGAACCGACGGTGCGTCGGGTCTTGGAATCCCCGGTTGCTGCGGGCGTTGGGGACGATGATCTTGAACTCACCGCCCTTCTTGAGCACCCGCCACGCCTCGTCCATGAAGGCGCAGAGCCGGTCGCGACCGTCTTCAAGGTAGTCCGCAGGGATGTGCTCCAAGAAGTGGCTGGAGTGCAGGGCTTCGACGCTGCCGTCCGCCCAAGGCCACGGAAACTGGAACAGGTCGACCTTGTGCTTCGCGTTGGCGGCGAACTTGTCCACGCCCTCATAGCCATCGGCAGGGGTCTCCCCACAGCCAAGGTCGAGGCGAAGGAGCGTGGGAGCTACGGCGACATCTACCATGTCAGTAGACGATACCCGTGTTGATGTCGAGGTGTCCAACGCGGACCCGCATGTCCACCGCGAACCGCTTGCCCGCGCGACACGCCTTCTCGCAGAACGCCAAGTCCTGCGTCATGCACGCCACACCGCCCTTGTCCGGCAGCACGTCATTGAAGGTCGTGAACCACGGCTTCGGGATCTGCCGGAACAGGTCCAGCTTCCACAGCGCGCAGCCCATGGCGATGCCGTTCACCGGCATGATCTGTCCCTTCTCCAGCGCCGGGCGCACGTCGCGCGGGGCGAACTCCAGATAGCCCGAACTCGCGTAGGTCGCCGGGTTGCCGTACGCCATCGGCATGTTCCAGTCGCCCTTGGTCCAGTAGAGCCCTGACACCGCGTCGTAGCCGTGCTCCTCGATGGATTCCAGCAACCGGATGTGGGCGTCCGGTGGCTGGAGGTTGTCGTCCTCCACCGTCATCACGTACTTCCACTGCTTGAGGTTCGGGTCCGCGAGGATGGTCTCGATCAGCGCGTCGTAAGCCTTCCCGACCTCGTGCCCACTCGCCCACAGGAAGGCGTGCTTCTGGTTCATCGGGCGAATCATGCCCAGCCACGACTGGACCACCTTGTGGTGGATCGTTCCCCTGGTCGGGCAGATCGTGATGGTGCTGCTGTCCTTGTAGGTCGATCCGTGGTGGACCTGCACGCGATCGAACCCCAGTCCCTCGAAGCTCTTGGCGACCTCATCTACCGGCGTCATGCTCATGCCGTCAGCCTACCAACGGCACCAGCGCCGATACAGCCGAAGAACGTAGCCGGGGCAGCCGTCGCCGTCGGGATGCGGACCTTGGACCTCGGTGCGAGGTAGCTGATGCGAGGACCGTCCGCAGCGGTCGGCGAGCCGGTCAACGTCCAGTTGCGGCCGTTGCCGCTGTAGTCGTTGCCGTCGCCGTTCAACCAGTGCCACCAGCCATAGAGGTTGGACCTCCGAATCGGAGAGTCCTGAAACATCTCGCGCTGGATCTCTCCGATCGTCAGAACCGCCGTCCACCACTTCATGCTGCGAAGGCGGATGTTGCCATTGGGACTTCCCTCGTAGTGGGCAATCCACATGTCGTCGATCGCCGCGCGACCGCTTGCATCGTGCGTGATCGAGGCGTAGGCGGTGCTATCGCCATCGAGGTACCAGTCGAGACTGGTGCCGTTCCGCACGCGGGCAAGGTGATGCCACTCGTTGTCCTGGAACACCGCCCCGTTCGTGGCGGCTCCCGCATACGTCGTGTAGGACGAGCAGCGCAAGTAGGTCCCACTGCCACTGTTGCGGATATCGGTGAACTCCTCTGAACCGGAGAACGCGCTACCAGCTTGAAGCCCGAGCACCTGCTGGTTGTCGGTCGTGCTGCTTGCGAAGAACCAGAACGCGACGGTGTTGTCGGCGTTGCCATCCACGCAGTCCGTGTTGCGCGTCGCATACTGCGTCAGGCCGTCGAACTGCGTCGCACCCATAGGCTACGTGTCGCTGTAGCTGAGGATTGCGCCGATGACTTGCGCGTCGCCGGTCATGGTGTCGGAACCGTTCGCGCCGAGGCGTTGCAGCCGGATCCACGCGATGTCGCCCGACGCCACGCTGTCGAGGTTGCTGATGGTGATATCCACCGAATGCACTCGCTGTCCGGTGGTGCCAAGGTGCGAGTCAGTCGCGGTGGTCTCCGTGGCGAACGACTTGGTCTCCGCGTCCTGCGTGTCGGTGTTCGGAGTGATTGCGGCGAGCGCGCCACCGAACACCACGTCACCGCTCGACGCCGAATCCGCATACCAGATCGGAGTCAGAGTGATGTTTCCGCTTCCGTAAGACGGCAGGCGAGGGATCTTCCACATGCACCCCTCGGTGCCTCCGGCGTCGAAGCTGAGTGAGTCGACGGTCAGGCTACTGCCAGCCTGCTTCATCTGCGGAAACGTCACCCCGGGTACGGGCAGAGCGTTCGCGATGTCGAGTTCGTAGTAAACCGTCGCCATTACACCCGCCTCCCTGCACGAGCCCCGATGACGATGGCGAGCACTAGCGCCTTTTCCGCAGGACTTGCCGAGTTGCGGAACGGCAGCGGCAGCGCCGCGTTGTAAGACGCAGAGTTGCTATCCGCCCACGAGTCAGCAGCGTCGATGACCGCTCGGATCTGCGCCTTGAGGCAGTCGCCTGGTGCGCCGCCAAGCTCCATGTAGCGACGCCATGCGGCGACACGTTCCGATCCAGAGAGGAGGGCCATCAGCTAGTGCTCCATAGAACGGCATAGGGAATGATCGAGTTGTCGTTGGTCATGCTGCTGATAGCGATGCTCGCCGGCAGCGTGTTGAGCCCAGCGCTTGTCCAGATGCCTTCCAGGCGCGGATTGCCGCCGAGCATCGGGCCGACGTTCGATCCTGTCGTCCACGCCGACGAGAACGACCCGATGGGCGCGATGCCAGTCAGCGAGTTGGCGTTGCCGTAGATGCTGAGCCGCAAGCCGCCGCTGTTGCTGCTCGACGAGTTCATCGCGATGACGCCGAGCCAGTAGTCGCCCTGCGACAGCGTGGTCCCGAACGGCATGTGGATCATCTTCAAGCCGGTGTAGCCGCTGGAGATGTTCACGCCCGCGCTGGCGGTCGTCGAATAGGTGTAGGCGATGCTGCCGCTGCTCGTCGGCTGGCTGATCGTGTAGCTGCTGTTGTTGACGCTCAAGCCGATCGACAGCGAGTTGCTGGTGAGGCGACTCAGGATCGTACTGTTGGTTCCAGTTCCGCGCGTGTAGAGCCCGAAGTGGTAGCTCAGACTCTGCGATGCGTTGCTGTTGCTGTAGGTGATGAACGACATGGAGTGCACCACCCCAAGCCATCCAGCGAGCACCGGCGCAGCGATCGGCATGTAGAGGAACGTTGCCGTCGCGGAGGTGTTGGTCCCGATGCTCAGCACCCCGGTCCCGGTGTTGTGCCACGAGTTCGGGATGATCGACGAACATGGTTCGTGGTAGACCGAGATCGTCTGCGCGCCCGCAGCCGTGCTTCCACTCAGGCGGATCCCGAGACCGCCAGCCAGGACCACCGTGCCGCTGGAGAGCGTCTGCGTGGATCCGGTCGTGTTACCGCCGTAGCTGACTACGAGAGACGGGAAGGTCGCAGTCGCGGTGATAACGCCAGCCGCTGCCCCGAAGGAGACGTTGTTGCTGTTGGAAAGCGTCGCCTGCGAGATGTTCGCGGTGACCCGCGTGCTCCCCGACATCCCGAAACTGACACCGTTGCTGTCCGAGAACACGATGGTCCCGGTCGTGGCAGCCGTCTGCGTGCCAGCGGCGATGACGTTCACGCCGTCAGCCGCCGCAGCAGGGACCGAGACGATGAGCGTCCCGGCATTGATGCCGACCGAGGCGATGCCAGCGCCCGAGACGTAGATCGTCCTCGGGCTGTAGGTGCCGGTCTCGTTGACGGTGCTGTTGTTGACCGCCGAGAAGCTGCCGGTGGACCGGTCCTCAAGGACCATCGTTCCAGCCGTGTAGCCGACCGAGAGACCGCCGCGACCGCTGACCGCAAGGCTGCTGTAGGACAGGTTGCCGGTCGTCTGGTAGTCCGGATGCGAGTTCGCGCCCGTGACGTACGCCTTGCCGGTCTGGTTGCTCTGCTGCGTAAGCGCGTTGTGCGAGCCCACGATCGTGTGCGAGCCGTTGGCACCCGTGCTCAGGCTCAGCGTCACGCCGTTCAGGTTCGTGAAGGCGAGTTGCGCCAGCGTCCCGCTGGTCGCAGCATCGCTCACCGTCATCGAACTGTTGGTGACGGTCGGCACCGTGTAGCTCCCAACCATCGAGCCGTTGCTCGTGTAGAAGCTCATGCCGTTCAGGTTGCCGAAGGTGGCGGTCTGGAACGCGAAGCTGCCGTTGCTGCCCGACAACGCCTGATTGCTTTGCGTGGACAGCCAGTCCTCACGCACCGAAGCGGTGAGGATCGAGCCATCCACAGCATTCAGACCGAACGTCACGCCGTTCGCGTTGCTGAACAGAACCGTCCCCGCCGTTGTGGCGGTTCGCGTTCCAGCCGCGATGATGTTCACGCCGTCCCCAGCGCCGCCACCTGCCGGCACGGAGACGACCACGGACCCGTTGCTGTAGCCGACGCTCGCGACACCGGCCCCGTGGAAGGTCAGACTCCGAGCGTCCTGCGTCCCGCTGCTGCTCTGCGTCGTGTTCGACGTGAAGTAGAGCCCGAGCGTCTGGTTGGTCTGTGCGGTGAGAGCGTTGGCGCTGAACACCACCGACCCGTTGGAGACGCCGACGCTGAGACCGGTGCCGCTGGCAGCGAAGATCGGTGCAGACACCTGCATCGACATGCTCACGCTGTTCGTGGCGATCGTGTTGCCGGTCGCGGATGCGTTTCCGGTCACCTGTGCGGTGATCGTGCTGGCGTTGAAGCCCCAGTCCACGCCGTTGCTGTCGGCGAACCGGATGTCCCCCGTGCTTCCCTGCACCGAGATCGCGTTCTGCGTCTGCACCGTCTGCGACGTCAGCGCGTTGCCGCTCATCACGATCGAGCCGTTCGAGACGCCCACCGACACCCCTGTGCCGCTCGCCGCAAACACGAACGCCGACAGGTTGGCGGTCATGCTCACGCTGTTGGTCGCGATCGTGTTACCAGTCGCAGAGATGCTGGCGGTGGCGTTCGCCGTCATCGTGCTGCCGTTCAGTCCCCAGCGGATGCCGCTGAGGTCCGAGAACACGAGACTCGACAGGGCTGCCGACGACGTGCCGCCGGAGAAGGTCACCGCCCCACCACCGCCACCCGCAGCCGAAGCCGTCACCGTGCTTCCAGCCATCCCGAACGTGACAGTGGGCGAGTTCGAGAACACCACCGTCCCGTTCGAGACGCTGTTGCCCGCTGCCGAGATCGCGGCGATGCCAGCCGAGGCCCCGGCTGCTCCGCCCGTGATCTTCAACACGCCGTTGCTGTCGTAGACCCTCATGCTGGGCGAACCTCTCCGAGCACGGTGTAGTCGACTTCATTGTTGTTGGTGGCGAAGCCTTCGATCAGGTCGCCCACGCGCAGGGTCCACGCCTCTTCGGCTTCGAGGATGTCGGCGCTCTCCAGTGTGAGCAGCACCGGGGCACCCACGACGCGCGAGGTGCCGTCCTTCCGCTTCAAGTAGACGGTCGCGGTGTTGCTACCAGCCCCACGGTTGTTGAGCTTGATGTGCTTCACGATCGCCTTGTAGCCGGTCGAGACGCTGAACATCGGGCTCGTTGCCGAGGACAACCGCCCGTCCGCGATGATCTCGGCGACTACCACGCCGTCCTCGTCGAGTCGGTCCTGCACGCCACGCGCCCACTCCATGAGCCGCGCGAGGTTGGGATCCCGAGAGTCTGACTTGAGTTCAAGCCGCTCACTCACGGAGCCTCCATGACAACGTCGGACAGGCGCACCTGCCCAGCATGATAGATGGTCAGTCCGACCTGGATCTCCTGACCCGAGGCGATGCCCTTGGCGAGCTTGATCGACCGGCCGACTGGCGTGCCGATCTCATCCGACCCCAGCCACTCCGCAACCTTCTCGCCGTGCAGCGGCATCGAGGCGTAGGTCCGCGAACTCTCCACGCGCTTGTTGACCGCCGCGTAGGCTTGGAGAGCCGCAGTCGCGGTGTTGTTGCCCCAGAGGTTGTAGCGGACCGAGACCGCCCTGGCGGTGGCAGTGTTCTCGGAGCCGGTGAGGTTGAACCAGTTGCTCGTCAGTGTGGCTTGCCGCACCCCGATGTAGACGGTGTCGCCATACGCCCACGAGCAGGAACTGGAGAGCGTGATGCTCCCGGTAGCAGCCGTCGCAGCCGAGATCGTGCTGTACGCCTTGACGGTGCCATCCGAGGACTTGATGAGCACCCCGGTGCCGACTCGCAGGAACGTGCCAGCGTCCACCGCAGCCTCGGTTGCCGCGAAGGACGCAGCCGTGACAGTCAGCGCCGTGCTGGAACTGCCAGCGTTGGTCGCAGTCAGCGTCAGCACGTCCGCGTTGGCGTCCGTGTAGGCGTCGTCGAGCGCGTAGAGCCGCCAGTCGCGCGCGAGGAAGAACACGCGCTGCGCACCCGAGGAGTCGTAGCCGCGCTCCATCCAGAACACTTCGAGCCCGGTCGGGGGCACCCACCGCGACCATGCGTTGTTGCGGTAGGACCAGACCAAGACCTCGTCGCACGGGAACCGGCTCTTGGCTTCGTCCGCAGAGAACGTCCCGGTCGGGTTGGCGGTGCTCCAGTTGTAGGTCTCGCCGCGATAGCTCACGGTGACGCGGTTCGCGGTTGCTGACTCGCGATCCGCGAACATGCCGAAGTAGACCAGCCCGCGTTCGGCGTCGTGGCACGCCCACGAGTGGCGCATCATGCCTTCCGAGTCACGCTTGTAGCGGGCGGTCGAGCCGACGAAGTAGCGTTCCAGTTCGCGACCGATCCACTCGACGCCGTTGGCGGTCACCGCAACCGGGCCTCGGTCGCTGATCCACGCGCAACCGCCATCGAAGTCCACCATCGAGTTCGGGGCGATGCAGCCGAAGTCGGCGCTGACCTGATCGGGCAGGGCTGGCGACACGCCGTCCGTGAACGGACTCTGACTCCAGTTGTAGATGTAGGTGTTGCTGCGGGTGCAGAACACCACCGCGCCGTCGAAGTGCCCGATGCCCTCGATGTCCTCTTCCTTCTGCGCATCCACGAAGTTGCTGTGGCTGTCCACGACTCCGGGGGCGTTGGCTTCGCTGACTTGGAAGAGACCTCGCGGCAACACCGCCCAGCAGTTCATCCCCTCCCACGACCCGCTGCGCGAGAGCGTGCTGACCAGCGGCGTGTAGATCAGTTGGTAGCGGATGTAGCTCGCTGCGACGTTGAAGGTCGTCGGCAATCCGCTGTCCCACTGCGTCGTGGTGTTGACGAGCTTGGAGATACCAACGAGGAAAGTCGGGAACGGGTAGAGCTTGGGACCGGCGAGGTCCACTTGGTTGGCGTAGGCTGGCGGCAGGTGACCGTCCGCGCACATCCAGAAGCCATCCGACGGATGCCAGTTCGTGATCCCCGTTCGAGTGCGGAAGGTGATCTCGTTGTAGTTCGGGTAGTTGCCGCTGGTCCCGGTGTACTCGGTTGTGGCGCTCGACTGGAACAGTTCGCGCCGCAGCCCGGCGTTGCCCAACTGACCGCCGTAGAAGGTGTGGTTGCGGACCGTACGCACCGCCTTTGCCCCCATCGGCATCTGCTCGATGACGGGCACCGGGGTCGTGTCCTTGCGCAGAACCTCGTCTGCGAAGTAAGGAACCTCCAAGTCCACGTACTGGAAGTAGGTGCCGCCAGTGCCGAGACCAGTCGCCGGCTGGAGCCCGTAGCGCAGGCTCTGCTGCACGCCCGCGTTGCTGACGCTGCACTTGTAGTAGGTGCTGCCGTTGCGCTCGGTGCGGAAGACGACAATGGACAGCGCCATCGTCTCTCCCATCAGATAGCCGGGGTGCAGAACGCGGATGCGGATGGCTTGGAAGGCATTGGTCGTGCCCGTCGTGATCGCCACCGGCTCACTCGGCAGACCGATCTCGCCCGTCGCCTCGTCGCGGTAGGCGACCATGATCCGGTAGGTGCCGTTCCGCGCCGACACCGTGGCATCGCTGCCGCCGAAGTCGTTGCCGGTGGTCGCGCCACTGCGATCGAGGTGGTAGGTGCTAGCCTCCGCGGTGTCGTAGTCCACCCACATGACCGCCTTCGGCACGCCTACGCACCGAGGCTTGTCGTAGATGTCGTTGTTCCGGTACGGGAACCCGTCCGTGCTCGGCGTCCCGGTCGTGTCTGCGACGGGATCGACCGTGGTGAGACGCGGAGCTTGGAACACACAGCCGTAGCCTGGGGCCGCAAGCAGAAGCCGCTCGCCCGCAACATCGGGAACCAGCCGATACGGGAGCCGCTTGCGACGGCGACGACCGACGCCCGTGCCCACGTAGCCCTCGTAGCGGACGCCACCGCCAGCGATCGTAAGGTCTCCGCAGTCGCGCATGCGATTCGCGACCCACGCGGAATAGGCACCCACGGAGCTTCCCGTGTGCATCAACGCCGTCACGCTAGGCTGGCTGTGGATCGACCACGTCGTCAGGGACTCCACATCGTCGCACGCGCGCGTGCCAAGGCTGGTGCTGTAGTAGGTGTCCGCCGAGTTGCCGGGTGCCGTAGTGCCGGGGCAGACACGGTAGATGTAGCCGGTCTGGCTGCTCGTGTTCGTGGACGACGAGGTGTCCGTCTCCAGCACAACCTGATTCGCCGCAGGCGTGCTGATCGCGAGGTGGAACTTGCCGTTGAGGAGCGAGGCGTTCGCCCCGGTCAGCCCCTCGATGTAGACCACCTGCGGGTCCGTGGTCGTGAACTCCAGACCGTTGAACGACCCGACCGTGGCGCGGAAGTTGGCGTTGAATGTCAGCGTCGTGTTCACGCCCACCGTCACCGCCGAGATGGTCACGGCAGCCGGCGTGCCACCAGTGTCGTAGATGATCTCCTTGCGGAAGTCGGATTCCCCGTAGAAGACCGTCTGCCCACGCACGAACTTGAAGCCGTGGATGTGCGTCGGGCGCGCGAAGCACGTCAGCGCCTCGGTCACCGCCGTGGAGGTGTACGGCGTGACGTTCTCATAGTAGTTGCCGGCAGCGGGCAGGAACGACACCGCGCGAGCGACGTCCGTGGTCAGCCGGTCGAATCCGACGCCACTGCCGTTGGTGCCCTGTGTCGTGCGGAAGTCCACCACGCACTTCCATCCGGGGAACGTGCGGATCTCGCTGCCGTCGCTGCTGACGTAGGCATTCTCCAGAAGCTGGAAGCGACGGTCACCCCGCTCGCCCAACGTCAACGTGGTCATCCCACGCCACGCGACGTCTCCACGCAGGCTGATCGGGATGGAACCTACCTGCGTCACATTGGCCACCAACCACTGTCGCGACCGCGCGCAGTGCCATAGTCAGCGTCGTAGTCGCGGTGGACTCCGTAGACGTCCGCGCGAGTCTCCAGATTCTGGTACCGCTGCTGGTTGTGGCGGCGAGCATCGCGCTTCGCCAAGATCAACTGCCGCTCCTGCTCCGAGGCGTAGACCGCCAACAGGTCGCGGTTGCCGCTGGCTTCCGCGAGACGCCGACAGGCAGCGACCACGATCAACTCGCGGAACTCGTCAGGAACGATGGAGACGTCCGTGTCGCCGCCGAGGTCCACCGGCTGCAAGCGGTAGTGGCAGGTGTAGGTGCCAGCCGCCAACTGCGGGACGCTCACCTGCAACTCACCCTGGCTGCTGTAGCCAACCAGCTTCCACGGCACATACGTGCCCGGCATGTCCGGGTTCTCGATGCGCAGGAGCCGTTTGATGCGCTTCGGCAGCGTGCTCAGGGACTGGTCGTAGGAGCCGGTGAACTCGATGTCTTCGATGACGTTCAGGAACCACGCCTGATCGCCAAGCTCGTTGAAGATGAGCCTGTGCGCGTCGTTGATCGCGGCGTCGATCGAAGCGTTCGTGGAGTCGGTCGTGACCGAGTTGCGCTCGTAGCGCGCCTTCACCAACGTGCGCAGACCTTCGAGCGTCTTGCGCTTGGCTTCGGGTGTGCTTGCAGCCGACTCGAAGGCACGCATCGCCCGCCAGTTCTCGGCGTGCCGCTCACCGATGGTGACGTAGGAGTCCGCGTTGAAGTGCAGCGCATCGGTCGTGCGAACCGGCAGACCTTCGACCTCGACCACGCGAGTGTACGGATCCTCCAGCGCCAGTTCCCGATACTGCGGGTTCACGACCACGCCGCCCGGATAGCCGACCTCGTCCATCAGCGACATCGACCACGGGATGCGGTCCTGCGCGATGGTGGTGTAGCCAGCGTCGTAGATCGCCTTCCGCATGGTGTCGCGGAGCAGGCGCATGTTGCGACCAGCGTTCTCAGCGCGACTCGGGTCGTTGGTGTAGTCCAGAGACTCCGCTTCACCGAGCGCCACGAACACGCCCTGCACGTCGAGCGTGTCGCCAGGACGGTTGGTTGCCAGCCACGCCGGGATCTGCGTCTTGAGCAGGTAGTCGATGAACAACCCGTAGAGGTCGTAGAAGCAGGCGTTGGTCGTCTGCGCCGACAGGTCGCCGTGGACTTCGGTGCTCGACGGGTTCCAGTCGTTCATCCGCTTCGTGTTGAACCACGAGTACGACAACCCGGTCAGCAGCGCGCCCTTCTGCACCGACATGAACGAGTAGGGAATCGGCATCTGGAGCACCCAGAGGTCCGAGTCCAAGAACTCGTGGCGCATCTGCCACATGATCTCCACCATCGGGCCGGCGTAGATCAGCGAGCCATGGAACGCTGGCGAGAACAGCGGCGTCCCGTGGATGTTCGGGTAGTCGTAGCCAGTCTCGTACTGGTACTGCGAGCTTGCCTGATAGAACAACTGGAACGGGAGGAACTTGCCCTCGTAGCTGAACGTGGGGTTGGACGCCGTCAGGTAGTCGTAGGGCGCGCCCTGCGTGCCTGCCGTGCTGATGCGGAACAGGTCACCCGAAGCCGGGTCGGCGATCCACGGTTCGTTGACTATGACCGTGGACGCAGTGTTGCTGCGAACCAAGCGGGCGAGACCGCCGTTCGCCCCGCTCTCGCAGATGATCCACTTGTTCTGCAACGAGTTGACGGTCAGCACATCCGAGGACGGCAACTTGATCGCGTTTAGCGTGCTGCCAGCGCCAGCCTTGAACTGCGAGGTAATCATCGCCACGTCGTTCAAGGCGACCGCACCGGCAGCCGTCTCGAAAGTAACAGTCGTGGCGGTGTTGGCGGTGATCTGGTAGCGGTCACTCTGCAACGCGGCGGTCGTGGTGTTCGCCGCGAAGTAGATCATCTGCCCGACGTGCGCATCGGCGGTCAGTCCGGTGGTCACGAACGTCGTCGCGCTGCCGCTCGATGCCACCTTGCGGATGTCCGCAGGCGAGGACGGCATCTTGGGCGTCCAGATGTTGATGCCGTGGAGCTTCCGGTCCACGCCGCGGATCGTGTAGGTGGTTCCCGAAGGCACGTTCGCCGTGAACACCGGGCTCACGCTGATCGTGAACGTGGCAGCCGTCACACCCGTGACCGTACTGACCTGACCGTTAAGTTCGGGAACGCCGGGAGCGTCCACGATGGTCACGATCATGTTCGTGAAGTCCCGAGCCGTCTTGGTCGGGAACTCCGCGACGTCGAACATCAGGTTCTTGTCGATGATCGTTGAGGTCGATCCAGCCGAAGAACCGAGTGCGGTCGCAGTGCCGTAGTAGGTGTTGGTGTTGCCCCAGTTGGTGAGCGACGCCGGCTTTGTCTGCGCACCGCTGTCGAGCGCACCGAAGTAGCGGTACCAGTCCGAGTCCTGCAACTCGGTCCATGGAGCCATGCCCTCCATGTTGCTCTGACCGAACATCAGGATCGCCTTGAGCTTCGCCATTACCGCTTCCCCCACAGCAGACCCTCACGGGCCAGCTTGTTGCGCGTGTCCTTGAGCCAGTACGACGGGTCGCCGCTCTCCTGAATGCGCTTGGCGTACAACTGCGGCGTGACCTCGCCGACAGCGCGCATGTCCTTGCCCTTCAAGGACGACGACTGCCGCGACATCGCCGCAGCCTTGCGCTCGTTGTAGCCACGCTTGTCCTTGTCGGTCCACTCCTCCGCCTTGGAGAGTGCCTGCGCAGCCTTGCCACGCAGGTTCGACGCCAGCCGCAGCGCACCGGCTGCCTGCTCATCCACGCCGACGTCCTCGCTAGTGTAGGCGCGACCGCGGATCTCCTCGCAGGCGGTGTGGCGGTAGCGAGCCGAAGACCATCCGCACACCTGCTGGCAGACAGGGCAAGCGACGTCGTCGCCATCCCCATCGCTCACGGTGAACGAATGCCCAGAACCGCAGGTGTAGAGATAGGTGACGTGCATTGGCGGATGGCGCCCGCTGCCATCTCTGACAGCGGGCGCTACAGGGCGGACTACGCCGCAGCCAGCAGATTGCAGCCGCCGGTGACCGCCAGCGGATTGCGGACGATCAGCATCTCTTCGCCAAGCACGACGCCCTGGTCACCGTCCAGGGTGTACGGCAGCGGAGCCCAGCCGAGACCACGCAGCGTCCCGACCTTCACGTACTCGGGCATGAAGACCACCATGGTCTCGTTGCACGGGAACGAACTGTTGAACAGACCCGAGGTGCCCTGACCCGAGACGTTGTCCACCGACATACTCTGACCGGGAAGGTCGAAGTAGCGGTTGTAGGCGATCGGCAGCGTGCCGAACGACGCGGTCTCGATGAACTGGACGTTCTCGGTGATGTAGTTGTCGTACGCCGGGATCTGGCGGTAGTTCAGCGGACCGTTCACGCCAAGCGCGAAGTTGCTGATGAGCGCCTTGAGCTTGCGACCGCACATCGCGACCGAGCCCTGCACCTGGAATCCCTGGTCCACCGCGCCACCGAGGATCTTGTCGGTGAGCATCGACAGGTCGAGGTTGACGCCACCAGCGTTGTAGAAGTTCGAGAAGAACTCGTCGTTGATGGTGTTGCTGTTGGTGTCCGCCAGCGTGGTCGCAGCCGAGCCCAGCGTGCGCGCCAGACCGGTGAACGCAGCCCAGTGGACGAGACCTTGCGTCAGTCGCGGCGACGCAGCGGCGGTGCCACCAGTGCCCCACAGGAGAGCCATCTCCTGGTTGTTGGCGGTGTCCACCATCGCCTTGTAGACACGGAACTCGAACGGGTCGCTGATGCCAGCGTGCTGGCTGGCGCGGTTGGTGCCCGACACCGCGACACCCTTCCAGTTGATCTGCGCGATCGAGCGCAGACGGTTCGGGACCGCATCGTCGGTGGTTGAGAAGGTCGCGCCTTCCGCCTTCGCGTTGCTCGCGATCGACGCGATCGTGCGGGTGAAGTTGAAGCCGTCGATGCCGTACTCGTGGACCTTCTGGGTCACGGTCTCGCGGCCAAGGAACCGGTGCAGCGGCGTCTCCGCCGTGCTGATGATGCTCAGGTATCCGCTCAGATCCTCACGGATCATCGTCTCGCTGGTCGTCAGAAGTGTCATCGTACCTTGTGAGTTCGCAGGAAGTCGCGCCGCCGCAGATCCTCCATGATGAGGTCTTTGGCTTCCCCAGGAGAGCGAACCGTCTTGGCCTTCTCCTGGAAGTTCCAGTCGTCCGCTTCCACTCGGGGAGCGTTCGACTGTGGCGGTAGGATCCCGTGCTGGGAAGCACGGAACGATTCGTCCCCCTTGCGAGTGAACAGTTCGGGCTTCTTCGCCTTCGCGGCAGCCATCGCCTCGGTCTGATCCAGTCCCTTCGACTGGTATTCGAGCACCAAGTTGCTGGCGTCCTCGGACCACCCGTTCTGGTTTGCCAGACGGGCAGCCGCAAGCTGCTTCTCAAGCGGGGCGATGCCCTGCTCCAGACGCTGCTTCACGAATGCTTCTACTTCGGCCTGAGTCTGCACACCCTTGTCCATCTTGTTCAGCTTGTCGGAGAGTTCGGCGAGGCGAGATTCCAACTCGCGACGCTTGCCGATCTCTTCGTCGAGCCGAGCCTTCGGGATCTGGGGACTGTCGGGCTGACCTTGCGGTTGCTCGACCTTACCGGCTGGTGAATCCGTCATACACCTACACGCACGTATCGCCTGCGAAGCGGAATCGCTGTGAAGCACTCACGGGTGCGACACCGTGAGCGTGGTTGGCCCTACTTCTTCTCGTAGGTCTTGGCACCCTTGACCGAACCGGCATCGCACGAGTTGCTCTCGTGCGTCTTGTAGCCGCCGGTCGGGTGCGGCGAGCCACCGAGACCCGACATGGTCGCGTGGCGACCGGAGATCGTCTTGGGAGACTCGGGCATGTCTTTCTTGGCGTCCATCACGTTTCCTCGGTTTTGAAGCCTGCGGCTTCTAGGAGTTCGTCCATAACGTCCTGCGGCAACCGGTTGCCGTCAAGGAGCTTGGTGAGTTCGTTGCGGTGAGCCGTCTTGCTGACCTCGGACTCCAACTGCGCGATCTGCTTCTCGTTGTCCTTTGCGGACTGCGAGAACACGACCAGCGCCGAGAAGAAGCCCTGCCAATAGCCCTGCTGATACGGCGACAGTTCGCCGCCGACGAGTCGGGCAAAGGCGTTGCGCTGGAAGGAGCGCACCCGCTCCGCCAGTGCCTGCCAGCGTTCATCTTGGACGAGACTGCCGATCTTCTTCGCGAGGTCCAGCCGCATCTCAAGCAGCATCTCGCGCGGGTCTTCGATCCGTTCAGCGGTCATCGTCGCCTTGGTTCTTGTTCGGCTTGCGGCCAGGGCGCGGGGTCTTGCCCTGGCTCTGCGGACCCGGATTCTCGCCCTTGGTCTTGCCCGGCGTAGACTCCATGCCGCCCGGTGGAGGCGACATAACATCGCCGTCCTCCTGACCTTGTGGCATCGACGCAGCCTGCGCTTCCTGCCGTTCCGCGAGCAGGCGCTGTTGGATCTTCTGCCGCTCGATGGCGACCATGTGATCGCGCTCGTGGCGCTTGACGGCGTCCTGCACGATCTCAGGGAAGCTGCCGAGCTTCTGGAGCAGCGGCACCAGTTCGTCGAGGTGCTGCTGGTGGTCGTCCTCGGCGTCCACCTGAACCACGAACCCGCGGGCGAGTTCGATGTTCTCCTCCTGCTGGGTCATGTACTCGGACGGGTCGCGCGGCACCTTGACCAGTCGCCCGGCGATGTCCGCCCCCAGCGAGGCCTCGACCATCTCGTGGAGCCACTGGAGGGTGTCCACGTTGTTCATATGCGTCTGGATCAGCGGCATCCCGCCAACCAGGATGTTCTGGAGCGCGGTCGCCTTGATCCCGTAGGACTGGAGGTTGTCCAAGCCGACGATCTCAACGTCCACGTCCTTGAGCAGCGTCTCGGGACCGATCTCCGAGTAGTGCCCGAGGTAGCGGCTGCGCTTCCCCAGCACCGGGAACGCCGTCTTCTGCGTCATGAACTGGAGGTTCAGGTCGTGGAACAGCGAGATCAGGTCTCGCATGAACTCCCCGAACCTTCGCTCGATGCCTTGCAGCCGGCGGTTGGCTTCCAGCGCCAGCCGGTTGACCTCGGTGGCGGTGCCGCCGGTCGGGGTGCCTTCCAGCGTCTTCGGCACGCCGGTCGTCTCCGCAATCTGCTTCTCATAGTGCCCGAACACGAAGGAGATCAGGTCCAGCGTGTTCGGCATGCGGACCATGTCCACCTTGCCAGCGCCGGGGATGATCGCACCTTCGGGCAGCAGGTGCAGGCTGTTCGGCAGATCGCTGTCCAACTCCGTGAACACGATCGGGTTCGCGATCAGTTTGGCGATGCGCAGCGCAATCGCGGAGTAGCGGTCGTAGTCGATCTGGAGACGAACCGCGTTGTCCATCGGGCCGGTGCCGAAGAACGAATGTCCTGTGCGCGCAGCGCGAGCGACCGCGTACGGCTTCCGCTTGCCGTCCAGCGGGTTCTCCATCGCACGCAGGACCACGCGACCGTCCGCGACCGTGAGCACGCACTCGCGCTCGATGCCGTCGTCGTAGAGGTCGAAGCGGCACCAGACCTCGTTGACGCTGTACTTGCGGTTGACCTTGCTCGGGGTCTGCGCCACCGCCTGCTGGTAGCGCGAGGTCGGCGACTGCGCGTAGCGGAGATAGTCCGCCATGCCCATGTCCTTCGCGGACCCGCTCATCCCCTCGGCTTCGTCGTCCTTGAGCTTGTCCACGTTCGCGAACAGCCCGAGTTCTTCGTACCGCTTGAGGTCGTGGAAGGTCCAGTCCGACTGATCGCCGACGAACGTTCCCGTCGCGATGCTCGTGCAGCAAGGATCGACGAGGAAGCGATACGGGTTGACGATCTTCGCCTGTGGTCCATCGAACACGACGTTGTTGACGCGCGTGCGCTTGATGGTCGTCTCGACGTCCGAGCCGGAGACCTTGGACGAGACCTCGCGCTGGATGCGTTCGAGGTAGCGGCGCTCCCACGAGACCTTGGCGACGCAAACCTGATAGGTCCACAGGTCTTCGATCAGCGCCGGGATCAGCGAGCGGATCGCCGCCTGATCTAACTGCCAGTTGATGAGCGCGGCATTCGCCTCGGCCACGTTGCGCGAGGTTGGCTGCCGCGGACGCATCTTGAAGAACGGATCCATGTCGAGGATCGCGCCTTCGATGCGAGGAACCGCAGCTTCCCGAGCCTTGTAGAGTTCGGGAATGTGCGTATCGATCTGGTTCTTCTCAACGGCGTTGCCAGCGAGCATCAGATCGAGCACCCGCCAGCGCAGGTGCATCGGTCGAATCGCGCCTTGGTATGGCGTGATGAGATCCTTGACGAACCCGAGCACCCGGTCGTGCGTGCGTCGATCGCTGGCTCGATTCACGTACGGGATCTGCGTGTTGGTCCACGCGATCGCTTCCGCGGCGGTTTGCGGCCCCGCCTTCTCATGGATGACCTTGGTGTCGATCGCCGTCATCAGAAGGACCGTGGGTACTCGGCGTCGAGCCAGTATCCGGCGACGTTGACGGACCACGAGCCGGTGAGCGTGGCGGTCACGACTTGGATGTTGCCGCCGGGCTGACCGATCGCCTCCATGTCGGTCCACGTTCCACCGTCGGTCGTGATGCCGACGTTGTGGTTGAACAGAACCGTCGGGTTGGTGTTGCCGTCGTTGCTCGCACTGGAGATCGCGAGCGTGCCAGCACCCGTGGCGACGTAGGAGAGCGTCACCGAGGTGAGCACCGGACGCATGATCGACGGATACAGCACGTCGTACGTCGCGGTGCCGATGTTGCCGCCCGAGAACGCAGGCGACACCGTGATGGTCGTCTGCGTGTTGCTGACGATGCGACGGACTTCGTTGATGTCCGTGCCGCTGGTGATGCGGAGCGCGTAGCCGACCAGCGAGTTGATCGGCACCAGCGTGCCGAAACTCGTGTCGGTCAGCACTGTTCCGGACGCGGAGGCATCCGAGGTGCCCGAGAACAGAACCTTCGGAGGGCAGGCATCCGCCTTGCCGATGCGGTAGACCGACGTGGCAATGTTGCCGCCGAACGCAGTGCCAACCGTGAGCGCGGTGCCGGTGTTGGACGCGATCGTCCGCACCTGACCGGCAGCGGTGGCACTATCTTCGAGGAAGAGGTCGTAGCCGGCCCACTGATTCGTGGTCCACGACTGCGATGCGTCGGTGAGCACGGTCGTGGAGGCAGAGGCGTCGGACAGATCGCGGAAGACCTGGAGGCTGCGCCGCGGCACGAGGATGGTCGTCCCCGTGCCGGAGCTTGAGACGGTCGCGGTCCACGTCGCGCGACCGTCCTGGTAGGGGATCTTGGATCCCATGTTACGACGTCGCTCCCTGGATGGTCGGGACGGTGTTGCGCTTGCCGATGTTGCCGTTCAGCTTGTCGGCGAAGCGCGGACGCCGGCGACCCCACATGAGAACGCACAGCGAGTCGTGCGATCCAATCGCTCCGACCCCGAGCCCGGTCTGCACGTTGCCGGTGCCGGTGCCACCGCTCATTGGCGTGAAGCGCACCCCGATGTTCTCCATCGAGAAGTAGGTGCTCGCATCGCTGCTGCCAGCAAACGTGAGCAGCGTCGGCATCACGTTGAGCGCGGAGCCAGAGGCGCCGAGCCCGTTGAAGACACGGGCGAGTTGCTGATCGCCGTTGCCTTCGCCGTTCACGACGAGACCTTCAATCTCGCAGTCGAACTCCAGCGGCGTGTCCTGCGTGCTGAGCAGACCGACATCGCTCGCGAAGTAGCCCTGCACGTCGCCGGCCGCGACCGTGGTGCGGTCATAGCACCACCACCAGCGATCCCCGCCAAAGCCTGAGATCATGTAGACCGAGGTGGCATCCGGGGTCGTCGCCCAGTTCGGGGTGACGGTGAGCACCGTTCCCGTGCTGGCGGTGATGAGGCGCGTCTGACCAGCGCCCGTGCCGCTCAGGATGTTGACGTAGGCACCGACGTAGAAGCCGGTCGCCCACGACTTGGTGCCGTCCGTGATCGAGCCGGCCGCGCCAGCAGAAGCGGTGCCCTTCTCGTTCACGCGCTGGCTGATGACGCTCTCTGTTCCGAACGCGGCAAGCGTGCAGGACGAGACGCCGTGCGGCTGATACTGGTTGTGCTGGTCCGCGTTGACATAGCGACCCCACACGACGATCGCCGCCGAACTGGTGATGTCGGTCGAGGAACCGACGATCGAGAGCCCGTAGCCGGGAGGACCGGTGATCTCGCAGTCGTCGAGCGCCTGCTGCGTGAAGCAGCGTCCTTGCACATTGCCGGCAGGATCCACGATCGCAGTGATTCCCTTGGTGAGCCAGAACCGCTGCACCGTGCGCTCCGCGTTGCCAGCGGCGCTGGTGCCCGTGTTCTCGAACGTGCGGTCCGTGAACATGAGGCGCGCGTTCGCGGTGGACGCGGCGGTGTTGTCGTTGAGGCCGGTGAAGTACCAGCCTTCGACGCGCACGCACATGCCGGGACCGGAGGTGGTCTGCGGCACGCCACCGATCAGCGTTGCGCGAGTCGTGTCTACCACACGGGCGCTGCTGATCCAGAAGTCGCCGAGCATGATCTCGACCACGTCCGAAGCGGCGGGGTCCGTCGAGAACGCAGCGTCCAAGACGATCGTGTCGAAGCCGGCGGCGGTCACCGAGTTCGACGTGCTGCTGACGATGCGACGGACTTGGTTCTCGGTGACGGCAGTTGCGGGAACCGTGCCGTCCGCGCGACGCACGAGTCGCACGAGTTGACCCGCGTGCGTGTTCGTGGTCGTGATCGGACCCGAGGTGAGTCGCACCGTGGTGCCAGTGCCGCCAGCGGCAACGACCGCCGAGATGTCCTTCGCGATCGGAAGACCAAGCTTGGAGGCTTGCTGGATCGAGGTCACCGCGCCGGTGACGATCGGGTTGCCGGTGACGTCGTTGGTCGTTGCGAACGCCGTGAGTTTGTAGCCAGGAGCGATCGCGATGCGACCACCGGGACGCAGCTTGTACTGGCGAGTGACGGGAGCAAGAGTCGCAGCCGCGTAGTCCTGCGGGCAGAGGAAGATCAGATCCTTCGACGCCGTGCCGTTCGTGAGTCGCAGGGTCACCGCGTGCGATAGCGACACGGTGTCCACGTCGGGGATCACCTGCATCGCGATCTGGTCCAGGTACTGGATCAGGTCGGTCTTCGAGTCACCGGCCACATGGCCCATGGTGCTCGTCAGATCCTGCTCGGTGACGATGGTGGAGAGCGGAATGCGACCAAGGATCGGCGTACCGACCCCCTGCAACCGCTGGAACTCAGAACGGCGATTCGGGAAACCGAGGCGTTGACTCATGGCTTTGGCTCATCACTGGGCTGCTTGGAAGCAGCACGTTCCAGGTCTTTCACGAGGTGCCAGCAGAACTGCTGACAACGACTCAGTTCGTGCGCGAAGTGCGCCGCGAGATGCTGGTCGTCCTTGGGGAGCCGCTGCGCGATGCGCTCAAGTTCCCGAAGCTTGGTGGCGATGGACTGCACGCGATCCAGAACCGATGCGGAGGAGCGGATCGCGTTTTCGGTAGTCAGTCCGATCATGCCTGAATGTTGTTCGCCCGAGCGATCTCTGTCCAGAAGTCGTTGGAAGAACCACCAGATGGGAACCCTTGTTCGTACTGGATGAGCTTCTGCCGGCGCTGTTCTGGGATCGACCACTGCGCCTTGGGCTTCGGGGCGCGGTAGGTGCAGTATCGCGCGTAGTTGTTCTTTTTGTCCACTGCCTCGATGTCCGCGATCGCGTCCGCGATGTCGTTGCGCGGATAGAGCGGGAAGCGGATGAACTGGCGCACGAGTTCGCCATCCGGCTGCGGGATGTGCGAGACGTCGTCCTTGATGCCTTCGGGATCCCAGAGCACCTTCTCGCCGTCCACGTCGGTGAAGGTCCGCGGCACGGTGTCCACCACGAAGAACCGGCGCTGCTTGAACAGCGGCTGAATCGCCATGATGCGCCGCTGCTTGCCGCCGTCACCGCCGCTGCGCTGGATCTTGATGACGTTGAGCTTGTAGCCCTTGAGCCGCGCCACGTAGTTCAGGTGGCCCATCATGGTCTGGGTCGCCTGATTCGACTCCATCGTCTCGCCGACGTGGTTCACCTTCTGCATCCAGGCGTGCAGCATGTCGAAGTAGTGCTGCCCGAACTCTTCCGTATGCCACCGCCCGACCTTGAGGTCGAGCAGGTAGGTGTTGTACTGCGAGTCCAGCCCGACATACGCCAGCACCGAATAGCAGGCGTCCTCGTTGGTCGAGGAGGCGGTGTCGGTGAGCAGGTATCCTGACAGCCCGGACATGTCCGTGTCCCAGCGGCAAGTCTGGAACAGATCGCGCGTAAACATATCCCGCACATCGTTTTGGATGCGGTTCATGTACTGCGACATAAAGGCGCGCGGCTTCATGATCGCGAGAGCGTCGTTCAGGTATTCGAGCGACTGGTGGGCGAAGCGGGGTGTGCCGGTGACCCGGTAGGAGCCGTTGGCGGCTTGCTCGACCGAGATGTCATCGCCCGAGTCCATGGTCAGGCGGGCCCAGCGACCTTCGGACAGAGCCTCGCCGAAGACGTCGTCCTCGGAGTAGCGGGTGCCGACGAGGATAAAGACGCCGCCCTGCTCGACCAGCGGGAACACCTGCCGGATAGCGCGCTTGGCGCGAGCCATCATGTCCTCGCTGCACCACTCCTCGTCGATCGGGTCGTCCACGATGACGACCTCGAAGTGACCGCCCGTGGCGGGGGCGTTGGTGGTGAAGGTGCGGAAGGTTGGCTCTTGGAGGTTGTGGCGAGTGCGTGAGCAGACCGTCCAGCCGTTGACGTCCGAGGGGCCTTCGATCTGCTTCCCGAATAGGGCTTCGAGGTTCGGGTTGGTGAGGCAGGCGCGGACGGCTGCGGACTTGTCCTCCGCGATGCGGTCGTTCAGCATCCCGTAGAGGATGCGGACGTTGGGGTCGCGCAGGATGCGGCGGACGCAGTACCCTTGCAGGATCGTGGACTTGTAGCTGCCGCGTGGGGCGAGGAGCAGCTTGAACTTCTTGCCCTTGGCGTCGAGGAAGTCCGTCATCTGGCGGTGGGGGCCGTTGCCGCGCACACCGCCGGACCCGATGTTGACGTGATCCCCGGTCTTCTCGTCCTTGTCGTAGTTCCAGCCGAGGAGGTTGCGGCAGAGGAAGCCGGTGTCCTCCTTGCACTGCTCCTTGAACTGTACGACCTTGGGGTCGCCCTTGTTCATACCTTGGGAGCGACGGGCACGCTCTCACGGCGAGCGCGAGCGACGAACCAGCCGAGCCACCGACCCTGCATGTCGGTCACCTGCCGACCGCTCTCGTCGTAGTGGATGCCGGTCTTCTCATCCACGGTGATGCGGATGCCGGACTTCTGGATCCACTCGTTGACCTGAGCCTCATTGTGCGGCTGCTTGCCGTAGCGACCGGGCTTCTTCTTGACGACCGGCTCCTTGGTGAAGTCGGGGCGGGTCTCGTCCTCGACCGGCTTTACGGGCTCACTGGGCGTCGCCGTCTCGATGACGGTCTCCAGCGGCGGTACGTTGGTTGGCACCTGTGACAACGCGGACGGCTCGGGCTTGGGCGGCGGGTCACGCTGCTCCACGGTGTTGAGCTTCTGCATGTCCACGATCAGCTTGCGCAGTTCCGCAATCTCGGCGGCGAACTGGGCAGTGGACTCCGCGCGCTGGTGCTCCAGCATGGCGGTCTCCTTCTTGGAGAGGTCGCTGGGCAGACCATCGCGGATGTGGCGGACGATGCGGTCAGCCGCTTCCTCGACATCGGCGCTGGTGTCCATGTAGTGCTGCGCCTGCTTCTGTGAGACCCAGCCGAGGGTCTTGTCGATGCGCGGGAACTTCTGGATGCGCGAGACCAGTCCGAGGAACTGCGGGTCGATCCCCTTGACCGTGACCATGAATCCGCGTCGGATGCACGCTTGGACGATGTCGTCCATCGAGTAGGTTTGAGCCATGACAGATCAGGGTAGCAAGTCAGCAGACCAGGAGCAAGACCAGCAGACCAGCCTCCCTTCTCAAGAGCAGGTGCTCGGGGTGGTGTGGTCGCTGCTGCGGAAGGCGGTGGATGGGGAGCAGGTGGACCATCCCGCATGCGCGAAGTATGCGGAGTTGCTATTGAAGAACCGCCCCAAGGCTGCGGCTGGAATAGACCCCGCTCTCTTGACGGCGATTGAGCAGGCGCGCTAGAAGCCATGCTGTCGAGCGCATGATGCGCCGGGAGATCCGGCGATGCCGCTTGTCCTTTTGTCGGCCATGAAACACGCTCGACCCTTACACCTGCTTGGCGGACCGCTGTGTATCCCCTCCCTCTAACTCCTGTTGCGCGGTCCGCCGAGCTTCTTCCCTTCGCATGCGTCGCATCTGCATCCTGGTGCAAGACCAGTCAAAGCTGGTGATCCCGACGGAGGTGCGTCTGCTAGCACAGGTCGGGGAGGAGAGCTTCGTCCAGTTCGAGAACGTCGCGTTGGCGGCGTTGCACCATGACCGGATCGTGAAGGACGGGAAGGAGCATCGGCTGAACTACCGGTCGCTCTACACGTCGGCGCTGGAAGCGATCACCTGCCCGCAGGACTAGGAGAGGTTTCGGATGGCAAGGACTGCAACTCGCGGGATGGTGAGTTCACCGCGTCCGCATGTCCGAACGTTCTCGTCATCATCGCCACTGAGGTGCGGGCAGATGGTGATGGCTTTCTTCGACTCGGCGATCACCCAGCCGACCGACTTGCAGTTGAGGATCTGGTTGTTCTCAGCGAGTCGATCGAGAGCGCACCAACCTTCGGAACCATGTGAGTCCACCCATTCGACCATCACGAGTTTGCGCTTCGGCATGCCGCGAATGCTACTGCCGGCGCAGCGAGAAGGCTCGGCTCGTTCCCCGATCCCCGATCGCCTGCACCGCGAAGTCGATCCCGTGAGGCAGCAGTTCCATCGGCACCTCTAGGATCCAGTCTGCGGCGTAGCCCCGTCGCCACGGCAGGCTGCTGACGTCCACGATGTTGGCGGTGCCCAGCCACCAGAGTCCTAGAGGGTGCGAGAGTGGGGTGTTGGTCCAGGTCCCGACGCACAGCATGGCGGTGTTGCGGAACTGGAGCTTCCAGTGTGTGCGATCCCACCAGCACTCCAGTTTCTCGGCACCCGGCTCGCTTCTGAGCATGAGCATGGGGGCGATGCTGATGTTCTGCTGGCAGGGATCACCCGGACCTTGGTAGCCGCCCACGCTCGGTTCCGCCCACAGGTCGAAGGTGCGAGCCGGCGTCCGCTTCCTGAGCCATCGCCACGTCTCGGGATCCGCCCCGACCGCCACCACGAACAGCAGCAGGAAGACCGCCACCGCCTGTACGGCTGACCGCATGGACCTGTCTTGTACAGGAAAGCGGGTCGCGAGTCTCGCCCACCCGCGACCCACAGGCACACCATGTCGTTCGTGCTGCTCTTCTGCACTCCAGACCGCTGCATGCTAGCGCGGGATCGCAGGAGCGCAAGTGGAACGGAGGGGCGACTCCTGCGGCGCGTGGCTGGCCGTGTCACAGCCCTTTGGACTCGCGCTGGGTGCAGGGGCGGAATAGCTAGCTCCGCCAGCCCCTCCGACCCACATGGTAGCACATTCGTTGCTAAAGTTCACGATCCAAGGCTTCAACAAGCGCGTGAGCAGCCGTCGGTATTGAGTCCGACTTGTAGATGGCAAAGCTCCACCGCCATCTGGTCTCCTTCTCCGTCAGGAAGGCAGCGAACAAGCGCTTCCCATCCCGATCCTCGAACTCGTAAACCTTCCCCATCCACTGCCCGCCCGTGAGGGCACTGCTGCCATCCCACTCCCCGCACGCCCTCACCTCCCCGTACAACTCCTCCACCCATCCCTGAACCTCTGCCAACGTAGCCGCGCTGCTCATGCGTTCGACTATACACAGCAGCAGAGTCTCGGTACAAGCAGAGCATGGCGATGCACGGCACCCGGAAGACCAAGAAGTCGAAGAAGCGACTGCGCACGAGCCCGCTCCACGCCTCCATGACAGTCGATCCCTGGCCCGCCATCCACGCCAAGATCGACGCCGACATCATCCTCGGTCGCATCGACCCCACCATGCGCGCTCTCCTCACCGCCATCTACCTGCACGGATACGGCGTCTCCGGCACCGCAAAACTGCTCTCGATGCGCCGCCAGAACATCCGCAAACTGCTCGCCTCCATCCGGGCAGAACTACGCACTTCCAAGGAAGTTTGCCGCGAAGAGCACCACTAGGTGCCACTTCTGGCCCTCTCTATATAGAGCCCTCGCGCAGGCGCAGGCGTCTGAGAGCTTCCAGTACAGTACCGACTGGTCGTCGTGACCGGAAGCATCCGCCTCAGGGCATCCCGCTCATCAACGCCACCACCCGCTCACTCGGCTCCTTCCCAGCCAGCCGACACACCTCAAGGTACGCTCGCAACGCCTCCCCGCCCTTCGCCTCAGCAGCCTTCTGACGGCGACGGTACTCAGCGCGACTGACCAGCGGCGAACCATCAGGAGCCTCCAGCAGGCCATCAGCGCCCACAGGGAAGGGATTGGAAGGAGAGGGGGAGCCCAGTCTGGAATCCTTGGGCCCCCCCCCGCGTTCGATGCTCCCCCCGGGGGTGGGGGCTGGTGGCTCAAGTGCGAGTGGCGTGTCAGCCAGGAGCGCTTCCAGCTTGGCGAGGTCGGACGCATGCAAGCCCATCGCCTCAAGGCTACGGCGAGAGCGGACGGATGGGGGCACATGCAGTATATTGCCACTCCGAGCCGCATCCCTAGCGACGGTTAGCAGTCGGCTAGAGTCCTTCCCCCGCTGGGCGAACGGTGTCCGTATTCCTGACACTATGGAAGAATAGTGCGATCAGAAAGAAAAACAAGAAAGACTGTAGGGATTCGCTGTCTCGGACGATATAGGTATGCAAGCGCTGGCGCTAGTGCCTGGCGCGAGGAGTTAGACCGATGCGTGACTTGACCGACAAGCAGTTCCGTGCCGCTATGGAGCGGAACGGATGGACCAAACCCGAATACCAGTTCCTTGGCTACTGGCAGCACCGCAGCGGGCTGCACGCGAGTGCATGGAACTACCCGACGCTGCGCGCTGCCCTCAAGGCGCTGATCGCAATGGGCGAAAAGCGCGACCGCGAGGCAGAGAGGGCGCGCAAGGCGACCACGGACAAGGGTAGCTAGCCAGCCGCGCCCTCGGGAGCCGCAATCCCGGACATTGCCGTACCCGCGGCGCTGGCGAATGCCAGCAACGGGCAGGAGTTAGCCATGAAAGAACCATCGGACGTTGCCATCTACGCCGCCCGCATCATGCGCGCGTATCCAAGCCTCTCCGCCTACAGTGCTGCCATGCTCGCTACCGAGCTTGCGGCTATCGAGCGGGCGCAGGAATGGCATGCCTTGCGAGCGTGCAATGGGGACTACCGGAAGCACGTAGCCGGCAAGATGGAGCACGATCCCGACGCGGAAGCGATGGCGGGGAAGCGCATCGAGAAGCGGCTAGCGGTGTGGCATCGCGCGCTTGGGCTTCTGCTCATTTCCTCGCGCGGGGAGGATTCCAAGCGCGCGACCCGAACGCCGGAATGGTGGGCGGCGTCCGCAACCGTCATCCTGGCGGGCGACCCGCGCGGGCGCTGCCTGACCGCGCAGTTTCCGGGGGAGGCACCGCAGCCATGACCACGAAAGCCAAGAAATCGAGCGCACCCGTGTGCGTGTTCTGCCGTCGCTCCGGCGCCGGCGTACAGTTCGCAATCTTCAATCCCCGCTTTCAACCGTTCGGTACGGCGTGCGTGGATTGCGAGCGCGACTTGCCACCCGGAACGCCAGCACCCGATGAAGGTTGGCATTCCTGCGCAGGCAAGCCAAACCAGCTTCCGGGCAAGCCCTGCGGCATCTGCGGCAAGATGAAGCATGCGAGGCAACCATGACCACGAAAGCCAAGAAAGCACCCGAACGCTTCACCCTTACCGTCAAGCTGGACGATGACTACATGGCGAACCATCTTTCGATCGGTTTGCACCACATCTTCCAAGAAGTGCACTTCCGTATCGTCCGCGAGGCGGCTGGCGTAGGCTGGGAAATGACCCTGCGGGACGAGAACGGCAACCGCATCGGGGAGGCGAAGATCGAATGACCCCGCCCCTGATCGCTGGCGGACAAGGCAAGACCGCTACTGAAGTCCGCGAGTCCGCCCGCGTGCTCACCTTCCTACTCATCTGCGCCGTCACTACCGTGGCGGCGCTTCTGATCCTCTGAGGCACCTACCATGACCGATACCAACACAAGAATCGCCCGCCTACGTAGCGAAGCCGCTATCGCAGGTGACTATTGGATGGTCAAGGTGTGCGAACTGGCTCTAGGACGCATCGACGCACCCAACCATCACACCATCGAAGCCCTGCGCACACCAGAGAATGCACGGCGCGAATGCCTACGCATCCTTGCCCATGCCAAAGCACAAGAAGACTCCTAGCGCGCGGCGGTCCTAACTCCCCGTCGCGTGCGGGCGCTGGTCGCCGGGGCAACCTGGGCCAGCGCCCCTTTTTCGTTTAGGGTAGAAGCCATGAACGACCCCATCCTACGCAACATCTGCCCCAAGTGCGGCGAGTCAGGCCTGTAGCGACCTCACGTCTCCCGAGAAGCCACCCGAACAGGCGGCAGCGGACCGGGAAGCCTTCTTGGCGTGGTGGCGCAACCGTCCCGCTAGCCGGCCCCAGGATCGACGATCGCCACCCCCGCTACCTAGATAACCCCCCCATCGAGATCGTCGCCGCTGCCCGTGTAGGTGCGCGTCTCAGCGGCTGCCAGAATCAAAGCCACGGGGTGGACCACTATCCGCCACCGCTGCCCTCGCCTTCCTTCTTCTTGGTCTCGGGCTTGTAGCCCAGCATCCGTTCGACGGCATCGCTGACCGCTACCATGCGGCTCGCCGTGTAGGCGTCGGCGCAGATGCGGCGGACGATCGCTAGCACCGCCTCGGGGATGTCCTGCGCGTACGACAGCCGCACGCCGGCATCGGCGGTGCTGACGATCACCAGCTTCCCGCTACCCTCGCCGTGGTGGAACGTCATCCTCCAGAACGAGTCCCCTTGAAAGGTCTGAGTCAGGAACAGGTTGCGGCTAGCGAGGTTGCGCGAAAGCCACGCCTGCACGTTGGTGGCACCGCTCATGTGCGCATCCTGCTCTTGGCGCGAACAAGCTCACGCTTCCACGGACCGGTGAGCCAGTAGGCGAACAACCCGATCGGGTCGCGGGCGCGCACCTCGGTTGAGTTGGCCCAGCGCCAGAGTTCTAAGAGGTCAGGGGGAGTGCAGCCACCAGCGACAAGCTCCTTCGCCTTCGCGATGCGGTCCTCGGTACGATACCGGCTGCGGTCCCGGTAGCGATACTGCGCAAGGATCGCCACCATCTGCTTCTCCTGCGCCGAAGGCGGCGTCCCTCCCTCATTCTGGGCTCCGATCTCTCCTCTCCCTGCCCCTCCCCGCTGGCATGCTGCATGCTCTGTACTCCGGCGCGCTTCGCGCTCTGTACCAGAAAGAGGGAGGGACGAGCGGAGCGAGACCCTACCCAGAAGGAGGGAGGGTCTTAGGGAGGGAGGGCGGTGGCTGTCAAGCCGAAAAATCTTCCCGATACGATCTTGGGACTCTTGCGGCTGGTCGTTGCCAAAGCTGCCGTCAGGCTGTATACTGGGCATGAGTTAGAACCTCAGCCCGGCGCGCGAAGTGATGGTCGCAGCCGGGCTTATTTCGTTCTACCCGGATCATCCCGGCTTCACAACCCCCTCATGAGCTTTCGCTCATGCCATGGGCGCGTCGCAGTCGGATATCCGGCCGGATCCGGCCGGATGGCATGGCGTGTGGGTGTGTGTGGTACCACGTGGTACCACACGGCTAGCTGCCCGGCACCCGCCACCTGGGGGCGATCTCTACCGCATCCAGGATCGCCTGCGCCCGGGCAACCAGATCCTCGGGCACCGGCAGCGCCATGCGATGGGCTGCGATCACGACCGACGGCCCGGCTTGCATCCAGCCCTTGAAGAAGCCGCTCGTGAACCGCTCGGTCCCCGGCACGCCCGGCTCGCGCTCCTCGATGGCATCCCACGCAATCCACACTCCATCCACCTGCGACCAACCGTAGCGGGTCACGGCGTCCGCAGCCGCCAGCGCAAGCCACATCGCCTCATCCAACTGCATCGCCCGATAGGCAGCCCACAGTCCCATCGCCGCGATCGAGTGCTGCCACGGCACCCACGCCGTCTTGCCTCCCAGCACCCGGTCGTCCGTGACGGTGGCGAACCGCTTGACCTCGTAGCCGGGGTTCAGACACTGCGGCACGATCACTTGCCGTAGCCGCTGCGCCATTCGCTCGCGCACTTCCTCGTCCTTGTCCAGCGCCACGTAGACCTTGGCGGCAGCGAGGCACGTCCAGCCCACGCCGCGCGGTGCCCCGGCGTTGCTCGTGCTCAGGCGCGGGTCCAGCGTTTCCCCTCCCAAGATCAGGGTCCGCTGGTCCTCGATCAGTTGCCGCAGCAGCGGGCTGCGCGTCTGCTCGTAGGTCTCGCATAGGGTGTTCAGCAGCCAGTGCTCGCGGTCTGGTCCCATGTAGCCGCCGCTCCACTCCATCACCTGCTGTGCCAGCCCAAGCTGGTCCGGGGAGACGCCACGGCTCCAGTGCGGTCGCCCGTCCCACAGGACAAGCTGCGGGTGGTTCGCGAGGTCGATCGGTCGCCCGTCCGACTCGCGGAAGCCGTTTGGTCTCCGCGCCATCTGCAACGCCGCGAGGTAGCGGGCGAGCAAGTCCCGGCTGTCGAGCAGCCCGTGCTGGGCATGCCAGCCCTGATCTTCCTGCGCCCCGGTGTCGCCGCTGCGGGCATTCGGTCCCAGCGGGATATGCCTCCACGTCCCATGAGCTTCCCACAGCGCCGACAGCTTCTCGCGGTCGAGCGGTGCCGCGATGTCGCGGTGCCCGTGGCGCAGATGATCCTGCACAGGAAGCATCGGATGCTCCCACCACGCCATCGCACTCCGCATCTGCTCGGGGTCAGCCAACGCCTTGTCGAGCACCCACACACCGCACACCGCCATGGCTTGCCCGTGGAACAGGAGCAGAGCCTCGCGCTGGCGCAGGAGCAGGTGCCCGCCGCTCACGAGCTTGGGCAGCATGTCGAGTTCCCAGCGGGCGGACTCGGCGGTTGCGGTCACCAGAAGCTCGGCGTGCCCCCAGTGCTGACCTTCGTGGACTTCAAGCCACAGGTCGAACACGAGGCCCGGTCGCACCCAGCGGCAGTGCCAGTGAAGACCGGCATCGCCATACCAAGCACTGAGGTCGGGAGCCGCACCATCGAGTGTGATCGGCGGGATGGTCGGAATCGGCTCGTCCGAAGGCGGCAACATCTCGACCTTGTTGGAGTTCGCAGGGATGCTGACGCGCTTGCCCGTGCCGACGTAGCCGGTGAACGGGTGCGAGGTGGGGTTGACGAGGTTCACTTGAGTCCTTGGTAGCGGAGCCAACTCTCCAAGTTCGCCGCCGCCAGTCGGCGAACATCAGTCTTGAGGTGCGCTGCCATCGCCACGAGGCTCTGGTAGCCGGGACGCGCGAAGCCGACCCGCCAGAGGTCGATCGTCCTGCGCGACTTCTCGCAGACGCGCGCGAGGGCTTCGAGATTCGCCCCCTTGAGCACATCCGCCATGGTTTCACGTTGCATGCAGGTGTTCTAGCGTGTAGAAGAAAAAGCGCAATAGTCGCTTGACTTTCCTAACCTCGATGCCGAAGATCATGCGCATGGAAACCACGGACACCACCGCGACGCCGCTCCAGTCGGTGCGCGCTCTCTTCGTCGAAGTCGAACGCATCGGCATCGCGATCGACTTGCTCCGCCACGAGGTGGATGCCAGCGACGGGCTCACCAGCGAAGGTCGCTGCTCAGTGCAGGGCTCGCTGGCGTGCGCCATCGGTCACATCCGCGGCGCATCTGCCACACTCTTCGCCAGCCTGAGCGGCGTGACCTCGCACGACGCGCTGCTCACGGGAGCCGCGCTGGCTGAGCTTCCCAAGAACAGGAGCTTCTGACCGTGACGCACTGGTACATGGAGGACGGCACCCCGGTCTACGAGGTGCCACGAGCAGACGGCAAGGGCATGCGCGACCCGACGATTCGGGATGCGCGCAAGATGTCCCTCAAGCCCGGCAGCACATCCGTCATCCGCATGGCGGCTGCGCCGGGACTGGAGCGGTGGAAGTGCGAGCAGGCGGTCTACTCCGCGCTCACGCTCACGCGCATCCCCGGTGAGACCGATGCAGAGTTCGTCGCCCGCGTGCTCGCGGACTCGCGCGAGCAGGCGGAGAAGGCTGCTGAGGAAGGAACACGGATCCACAAGGCGATCGAGGATAGTCTGTCCTCTCGCCCGGTGGACCCGGCCTACGCCGCGCACGTCGCAGGAGTCAGGGCGTTGCTGCTGCGCGTGTGCGGCGAACAGGCTTGGGAGACGGAGCGTCCGCTAGCTTCCAGCCTCGGCTTCGGCAGCAAGCTCGACCTCTACAGCCCTGAGTGGCTGTGGGACTTCAAGGGCAAGGACGGCGACATCACCGCTTTGCAGGAGCAGAAGCTCTACGACGAGCACCTGATGCAGCTTGCTGCTGGATTGATCTTGCTCGGTTACCCGTATGGGGGAACCCGCAAGGCGGGCATCATCTTTGTTAGTCGCACGCACCCTGGTCATTGCCATGCGGTTACGGCAACGCAGGACGAACTCGTCAACGGGCACCTCATGTTCAAGGCGTGCCTCCAACTCTGGCAGGCGAAGAACAACTTCAACACGAGCTACTGACCAACATGAGCTTCCGATGTGTGTTTGAGTTCGAGTTCAACATCGGTATCACCCACGAACTGACGAGGCAGGTGAGCCATCTCCCTCGCGTCGAAGAAGGCTTCGTAGCGAGGTTTGGGAAGGAGATAGCCGCGCTGCGTGCGGCTGGTCGAGATGACACCGATTGGGACATCCAAAAGCTCAACATCATCCAAAACTGTGAGTGGAGGGTCGCCTTCGTCCAGCATGTAATGACCGGCGACGCCCTCGAAGCCGAGGTAACGCTTGAGGAAATCTGACCATGACGCACAAGACCATCTTCGACGCCCTCCTGGCGATCCAGTCCGAGATCACCGAGCCCCCGAAGGACGGAGTGAACCCACACTTCCGCTCCACCTACGTCACCCTGCCGGGGTTGATGGCGCACCTGCGACCTCTGTGCAACAAGCACGGTGTCCTGATGCTCCAGTCGATCGACGGCAACGACCTTCGCACCGACCTCACATGCGCCGGTCAGCCGGACAAGGCGCTCTCCAGCAAGTACCCGATCAAGCCCGCCAAGGATGACCCGCAGGGGTTCGGTTCCGCGGTCAAGTACGCGCGGCGCTACGCCCTCTGCACCATGTTCGGGATCAGCGGCGAGGATGACGACGACGGCAACGCCGCCAGCCACGCACCAGCGAAGGCTGCTGCCAAGCCCGCTCCGCAGAAGGCGGAGAAGGCTGCCGAGAAGCCCAAGGAGTTCGGCTACGACGAGGCGGTTGCGCAACTCAAGCAGTGCAAGACCTCGGCGCAGTTGGCAGCGGTGGGGCAGCGCATCAAGGTGCTGTGGCCGTTCCTATCCGAAGTCGAGAAGAAGACGCTGACGGACCTCAAGCCGGCGGTCGAGGAACGCATCGCGATCGTGGAGGAGCCGGCGAAGTGACCAACAACTGGATCGACGTGACCTACAAGGCTCGCCGCAAGCACGCCAGGGACACTTGGCGGCTGCGCGGGGAAGCACAGCAGGCGTGCATCCGTGCCGGCATCTCGCGGTTCACGGTCGCACAACGGTTCGGGTTCCCTGCGACCAACTTCCGGTGGTACATGCTCACCGAGGAGCAGTGCCGCATTCTCCTCGCGGAGTACAGGTAGCCATGCGCGACCACGCTCTCATCGAACAGGTTGCCTCCATGGCGGAAGAGATCACCAGCCTTCGCCTGCGTGTGCAGGCGCTGGAGGCGCAAGTCGCTGGCAAGCTGCCGATGCAGGACGAACGGCTGGCGATGCCGCCCAAGACTCACCACAAGCTCGCCAAGGACATCATCGAGATCCATGGTCAACAGTCGTCAAAAGGGTAAGCGCGTCGAGCGTGCAGCCGCTGCGGCGCTGAACGCCATCGGCTTCGAGACAAGGCGCGGGGTGCAGTACTCCGGCGGTCCTGAGTCTCCTGATGTCGTCGGCATTGCCGGGCTCCATATCGAGGTCAAGGGGGTCGAGAAGTTGAACATCGACAAGGCGATGGCGCAGTCGATCGCGGAGAGCGCCAAGGACGAAATCCCCGTCGTCCTGCACAAGAAGAACCGGGGCGACTGGCTGCTGACGCTGCGTCTCGACGACCTTGCATCCACCGTCAAGTTGCTCAACCAGCACTTCGACGTGATCCCCAAGCCATCCATCCACGAGAACCCATGAGCAACTACAACACCGTCTACTTCGCGGGCACCGTCCGCAGCTTCGAGTCCAAGACCACGAGCAACGGCAACTCGTGGGGCATCGGCGTCCTTGCCATCCAGCAGAGGGGCAAGGGCGGCGATCCCAAGGAGGTCGGCGTCGAGTTCAAAGCGTTCGGTGGGCTCGCGGAGGAGCTTGCGGCGCTGGAGGGACGCGCGGTCGTGCTTATCTGCTCGCTGTCGCCCGAGGAGTGGGAATACAACGGCAAGACCTCGCGCAAGCTGGCGCTCCGGGTGGAGCACTACGCGATGCAGCCGACCGACGATCAGGAGGAGAGCGAAGCGGAGAAGGAGAAGTACGGGGAACGCACCGAGGATCAGGACATCCCCTTCTAGCCATGACCATCGATGAACAAGTCGCGGTTGCGCTGGGGTGGCCGCGAGACCTCACGCTCGAATGCCCAGAGTTCTCCACCGACTGGAGCCTCCTTCCGCAGTTGCTGGCGTGGCTGACGCGCGAGAACGAAGTGGGGATCGACGCACGCGAAGGTCATGTCGATGCTCAGGCTTACCTCAACACCGACAACTCGCAACTACGCAGTTGGGTCGAAGCCAAAGGCGACACCCTGCCGCTCGCCCTCTGCCGCCTCGTCCTGGCCGTGCGGGCAAGGGAGGAAGGCAAGTGAACGACCGGCAAGCTAGACGCGCGCTCAACGCCTTGCAGCAGGCGGTCGAGATCATCACCGATGCGGCGTCCTACTGCGACGACATCAAGCCTGCGCAGGATGCGAGGCGCAAGATATGCGAACGGCTGATGCCGATTCTTGCGAGGGCTGATGCCTTCGAGGCTGACGCCTTGATGGCGGTGGTCACCGACTTCGTTCAAGATATCCAAGCCAATAGGGAGAAGCGCTATGGGTAACGACCGCGAACAGGCGATCGAGGCGTGGATGGCGCGCGTCGACGACGCGATGCTGTCCTTCGACCACTCGTGGGGCTTGCCCGACACCGCGTCGTGCCAGCCGTTCGGTCAGCATGAGAAGCACGCCGCCGTGCGCAAGGTGCTGCGCGAAGCCGTCGCGCTCATGCGCTCCGCGCCGCCGGCACCGGCTGAGTGGGAGACGACGATGCGAGAGCTCTTGCAGGTCGTGGCCATGCTCCCCGAGGACGACCTGCCGATCTACATCATTGATCCATACGGTGTGATTGGCGACGCGTTAGATCTACTCGGCGAGTCGCGTCAGCCGGACATCTACAGGGCTCTGCATCGGTGCGTCGGGTTCCCTGATCCTGGAGAGAAGAAGCCTACGCCGCCCGCGCCGCCGGCCCCCGATGCGGTCGCCGAGTTGCGGGCGCTGGTGGCCGAGATGGACAAGAAGGAGAACCGCATGTTCGGGCTCAGCTATGAGGAGAAGGTGTGGCGCACGAAAATCCGAGAGCGCATCGCCGCCCTGACCAAGCCGCGCGACCGCGCCGAGGTTCAGGAGGGATCGTGAGCAAGCAGCATCCCTACACGGCGAAGCGTGCCGATGATGCCTACACCGCCTATAACTGGAACGACGGCGATCGCGGTTCCGACGTTGTGTGCCATTCGCAGTGGATCGCTCGCAACGCCAAGACGCAGCCATGCGCCGGCAACGGCGCTGGTATGGGGCACGAAGTAGAGGCTGGTGAGCGCATGCTCGTGCAGAAGGCCCTTGTCGATGGCAGTTGGTGCGGCTACCGGCTTTGTCTGGAGTGCTGCGACAAGTGGCTCGACGAGTTGGAGGGGATCGACCGCGCCGAGTCACAGGAGGAAGCATGACCGAAACCGAAAGCGGCCTCGTCGCGCACGCCCGCGTCGAGCTTGAAGCCATCGGCGCATTCGACAAGGACAAGGATTTCTACGGCGGCATGACCGGCAATGCCGTCTTGGAACTCGTGTGCGTTTTCGCCGCGCAAGGGCACAGCGGCATGAGCGCGAGTCTCGTGCGCAGCCTGTTCGCTAAGGTCGCTGCCTACGAGCCGCTGTGCCCGATCACCGGGGCCGATAGCGAGTGGTTCGAGGTCAGCGACGGCGTGTGGCAGAACCGGCGTTGCTCGCATGTATTCAAGGGTGCGGACGGCGTGGCCTACGACATCCAAGGGCGCGTCTTCCGCAACAAGAAGAACGGCCACAGCTACACCAACATCGACAGCCGTGTGCCTGTGACGTTCCCCTACACGCCGAAGTCGGAAGTCGTGGACGTGGACGAGTGACCATGACCATCACCGAGGAACAGAAAGCACTCGCCACCGACGCCACTGTCTTGTGCGTTCGCCTGCGCGCGGCTGGGCTGCTCGCCACTGCGCAACGCATGGAGGCAGTAGTCCGCATGATCGGCTGGGAGATGGCTGGCGACATCTCCGGCTGCATCAAGGCAGAGGCTCGCGAGGCTGAGAAGGCACGGAGGGCAAGGAAATGACCATCACCGAGGAACAGGTCCGCGCGCTGCTGGCGGCGGAGGCGAAGGTGCCGAGGAAGGCTCGCGCCTTGTGGAAGGCGGTGACCGGGCACTCCGTCATCGGCGCGCAGTTGACGCAGGACGACGTTGACTTTTTCGACCGTGTGATGGACGCGCGCACGTTCGTCGCTGTTGCACGTCGGCACGCCCGCCCCCTCGCCGAGTCCTGGCTGGCGCAGCGGGCGCGCATCGCGGAGTTGGAGCAGGGCGCGGAGATCAACGCACTGCGATTCCGCGCGGTGTGCGACATCGCCGACAAGCGGCAAGCCCGCATCGCGGAGTTGGAGGCGCTGCTGCGGCGGGTGCTGGTGGTTCCGCTCAGTGACGCGGTGCTCATGGAGATAGAGGCGGCGATGACCGCCAAGGAGACCTAATGGACGCATCCTTCGAGATCCAAGTGCTCACCGGCACCGTGAAGCTGTTGCAAGCTCGGGTCGCCGAACTGGAGGCGCTGCTGCGGCGGGTGAGCGAGCGCGAGATTCGGCACACAGAGGGCACGGACGAGTTCTGCATGCTCGTCACGCACCCATACCGCGACGGTGTCCGATGCACCTGCGGCGCGCTTGAACTAGAGGCGGCGATCGAACAGGCCCTCGCGGCCGGGGAGGCGACGTGAGCGATACCCGTGTTGGTTCTGGCTGGGGCATCTACGACGAGTGGGACCGCAGGACGCGGTGCCACCCATGCTGCGGCGCGCACGTCATTCGGCATGAGAATGGCGTGACGTGGCTGGAGCACGGTAGCGAATACGGCGAGGAGGCGAACTTGGAGATCAACTACTGCCCGCACTGCGGCAAGAAGCCGGAGCCTCAGCGGCCCAAGACCGAAGGCATCCTCGTGCCCAAGGAGGCGACCGATGGCTAAGGCGAAGAAGAAGAAGCCGCCGTTCAAGGCGGTGGATGCGTGGGCGGTGGTATCTCCTAACGGCAACTTCGGCGAGCCGCGGGTTGAGGACGTGTGCCTCTACATCTTGCACGCGAAACGGCTGACCATGGCCACCACGCTCAGGGTCCACCCCTGCCGCATCGTCCCGCGCAAGAGCAAGCGGAGGGTGCGAAAGTGAGCGACGACGACGTGCTCCAGCCCTACGGCAACGAGACCGCCGACTCCCGAATCCGGAGCTTGGTAAGCGACAACTGGAGGTTGCGCCAAGAAATGAAGGCGATCATCGACTCGATGGGCGGTGAGCCCAACCCTGACATCACGCCCGGCTACCGCCCGCTGTCCAACAAGATCATGCGCCAGCGCCGCCGGCTGCGAGAGCTTGAGGAGTTGCAGGCGCAGCATTCCAACGAGTGGGCTCGTTGTCGCGCCCAGCTTGCCGAACTCAAGCAGCACATCGACAAGGACTGCACGGCTTCCGACGCGCTCACCCGACTGTGGTGCGCGCTCGGCTTCGGCTTCCTGACGACTGCGGTGATGCAGTTCATGGTGCCGCGTGCGATGGCGATGGACCTCGGCACCTTGGTCGGGATCGTCTACTGGCTGACGGCGTGGATCTTCCGGAGGCGGCCGTGAAGAAGGAACCAATCTCCGGGTTCTACAGATTCGACGACTCGAACGACGAGGTGCGTTGGCGCGTCAGGGTCGGCAGCGAGCATGTCGATTTCGTGCTCATGCCGGCGAAGGGAAAGACATCGAAGGACATCTTGAGCACGCTGAGCGGCGTTCGCGTGGAAGAGTCGTTACCGCCGGAGAACAAGGAGGTCGGCAAGTGAAGGTGCTCGTGTGCGGCGGGCGGGACTTCGGAGACACGGAAGCGGTCTATGCCGCTCTGGAAGCCATCAACGCCAAGCAGAAGATCACCTTCATCGTGACCGGCGACGCGACAGGCGCTGATGTGCGGGCGAAGTGGTGGGCACACAACCGATGCGCTGGTGGCTATGCGATCTACCACGCTCCGTGGCCCTTGCGAGGACTCATAGCCGGCCCCATCCGCAACCAGCGCATGCTCGACGACAACCCGGACATCGCGCTCGTGGTCGCGTTCCCGGGCGGCAAGGGCACCGCCGACATGGTGCGCAGGGCACGGAAGAAGGGCATCGAGATCAAGGAGATCGGCAAGTGAGCATTCTCGGCAGGCAACTTTCCCTCAACGACGACAGCCGCGTTGGCACGTGCAGCCTGTGCGGCGGCGACGTCATGGCGATCAGGACCTACTGGGGCGTCGGTCCGATTCCACGACCGCAGTGCAACCGCTGCGGCGCGGTCATGGATAGCCCGATGTTCGACGACGTGGTGCCGATGCGGCGGAACCCGATCAGGAACGGCGAGAACAAGGAGACCAGCAAGTGACCGACAACCAGACCAGGGCGCAGTGCATCGAGGCGGCTGCGCGGGAAGTGCTCGCGTTCCACCAGAACATGACCTACGTGAACCTCCCAGAAGAGGTTGGCAAACTCGCTGACGCCCTCGCCTACGTCACCCTCGACGAACTCGCGGATGACATCGAAGCTGACGACGCCGAGAAGCGCCTCGCCGAACTGACCGCCGAGCGCGAAGCCCTCGCGCGCATCCTGCCGGCGGGATGCGGGTCGCTGGTGGAGGCGGCGAAGGTGCTAACGAGCGACAAGCTGAGGCTCGCCGACGAGGTTCGCGGCGCGCTCGATGGTGCCAAGGTGCCGACGACGCTGTTCAACCGCCCCGCCACACTCGCCGAGCGCATCGAGATGTTGGCTGCCGAGCGGGACATCGAGCACGAGAACGTGCAGCGGCTGGAGAAGCTGAAACTTCCAAGGCTGCCAAGCGGGCCGTTCGTCATCGAGGACGAGCCCGACACCGAAGCCGAGAAGGAACTCGACGCCGCGAAGGAACGCGCAGAGGAATACCTCGGCACGCTGGGCGACGCCCTCAACCTCATCGCGTGGCTCGTGGAGCGGCGCAACAGCGGGGCGGACTCGTGAGGATCACGCACATGGAGACGCTGCGGAATCTGGTAGGGTTCACCGACCCGTTCGGCCATCGCTTCTGGATCTACGACGCCGACGTGGTCTCGGTCCACGAGGCTTACTTCGACAAAAAGGACCGGTTCGTAACCGTCATCACCACTGGCAACGGCCACGTCTGGATGACCGAGGAAACGACCGATAGCGTGGTGAAGCGAGTGCGCCCTGTAGTCCTGTCGCAAGTCACTAATCCGGGCGTCGCCACATGAGCCTCGACGACGAACCGCGCGTCCGAGTGAGCAAGGGCGACAACCGCTGCCGCTGCGGCGGTCACCACGGCGGCGCGAAGTCCAACCGGCACCACCACGGCACGCTCGTCAAGATGCTGCGACGGTTCACGCGACGGGTGATGCGTGCGATCATGGGGCGACCATGAACCGCCGCGGCTTCCTATCCGGCCTCCTCTCCGCAGCCGTCGCCGCAGCAGCGCGCATCTACCCGGCGAGCTTGCCGGTGCTGCCGAA